TGGCTTCCCGCGCCTCCCGTTCAGCCGCCTCAGTCCGAAGCCGCGCCAATTCGGCCGCTTGATCCTCCCGGCCCTTCGCCGCTGTCAGATCCGCCCGCATCTTTTTCACGGCCGCCAGCTTGGCCTCATCGGCCATCGTCGTGAACTCTTGCCAGCTCTCATCGATGTCGATTGCCTCAACCTCAGCGAGGATCGCGGCAATGGCTTCGCTGTCCATCGACCAGTCAGTGCGGTCGTGGAACGCGGTCAATCGCTCGCGCAGATCCGCCTTGCGCTTTTCCTCGGCCGCCTCCCAATCGTTCAGCGGCTTGCGAACCTCATCGCGCAGGGCGTCCAGCCGCGTTTCGATCTTCTTGCGCTCTGCGTTGACGGCTTCGATTTCCTTGCGGGCGCTCTCGGTCATCGCCTTACCAGCCTTGTCCAGCTCGGTCTTGGACCGCGATACGCGGTAGGCCAGAGAGGCGATCTCTTTGCGGCCTTTTGCTGAGCTGAGATCTGGCGCAAAGGACCGGACCTCTTTTTCCAGCTTACTGAGCAGCTGGTCGACGGTTTTCCCAGTGAAAATAGAGGTTACGTCGGTTGTCTCCACCAGATCGAAAGCTGTGGCTTCTTCGGCGGCGGCGGCGTCTGTTTGATCGTTCATATCGTCTTTCCCTTTTCGTTTGTCTGCGTGTTGGTTCGTCGCTCTCGCTCGAACCGTTGTGCTACTTTTTCGACTGTTTTTCCCGCTGCTTCTATATCTCCTGTTACTGCGGATAATGTGAAATCATTGATGTCGGACATCAGGTCGAAAGCTGTCTCTGCCTGACTGGCCCGACGTGAGGCTTTCAGATACGCGATCGCAATCTGCCGCGGTTTGTATTTCTCGAGCACCTTGGCAATCTGCGCCTCTGTCGGCTGATATTTCTCACTCATATGATCGTGCCACCTTTCACTTTGATGATGCCGTCGCGGATCAACATAGCCTGCGTCTCTTGGATGCTGGAAATGATGCGGTTCAGGACCGTGACGCCATGATCCTCCATCAGCTTGAACCAACGCTTATCGACCATATCGATAAGATCATGGCACGCTTTGCACCCGGCGCCGACATTCAGATCCGAAACCTTCGTGCTCATGCCCTTTCCCAGATTGCCGAGATGGCAGCCAACGACGGTATCAGGGGATGCGCAGCGATGCCCCGGTATCAGCCCGGCAATCCGCAGCGTGCAGGGATAATGCGGGCCGCTGAGCTTTTTCGGAAGGTTGCCGCCAATGGCCTGCATGAGCACGTCGGATCTCACCTTCGGCAAGAGGTGCGGTGAATAATGGCTCATAACTCTGCCTCGATGTCTGGAATGACATTCCTGAGCTTTGCCACTGTCACGGCCGGCGACAGCTTCAATCGATCATATAAGCGCAGCGTGTCTTTCATCTCCTGCAGGATGTCTTTGATCCTGTGCGGCGAGGCGGCGACCAGCTCGATCGATCTGGACTGACCCCGCGTGCGCGTGATCAAGCCCTGCTTTTCCATCCGGCCAAGCGCATTATGGATCTGCGACGTGGATCGTATGTCCAGCATGTCGGCCAGCTCGCGGTAGCTCGGCGAATAGCCTTTATCGGCCATGAAAGTGCAGATCGCGTCATACATTTTCTTTTGCTTAGGCGTCATCGATCTACCCTCCCTGAAAGGCCGCGCCGACTGGGTACCCATCATGGATGACCCCGTCTAACTCTCGGCCTTTTGCTTTGATGATCTTCTGCGATGCGCCTTCCCACTGCTTGAACAGGAACGGCACGCCAGCTGCGGCGCATTGGTCGCGCAGCGTGCGAAACCAGTCTGGATCCACCGGCCGATAATACTTGCCGTTCTCGCCGCCCGTAATGACCCACTCCAGACCAGCGATATGCGCTCCCAGATCCACCGACCCCATCAACGGCTCCATCGACAGGAAATGAACGACGGCCGGAACCTCGACCAACGCTGCCAATCTATCGGCCTCTTTCTGGCTCTCGACGGTCGCGCCAAGCCAGACGTTGGGATAGCCGTCGCCCCAATCATCTGGCAGGTAGCGCGTGATATTCTGAGGCCGCTTCGTGAGCATCAGGAAGTCCAAATCGGGACATTGACGGATCAACGCCCAAAGCTCTTTGCGCCACGCTGGCAGGATCGACTTATGGTTATCGAACACGTCGGCCAGCGAGGCGCAGAACACGCGGTAACGCTTACCCTCAGCCTTGGCTTTATTCTGCCAGCGGATAGGATTGCCCCACGTCTTTGTGCGCGTGCGATCGGCCTTTGGCCCCCAGCGTGACGGGCCGCCCTGCAGCCCGCGCTTATCCCACGCCTCGGCGTAGCAGAAATCACAGGCCGCGCTGACCTTCGTGCAACCGATCCATGGATTGAAAGTGTGGTCTGTCCACTCGATGCCACTATTCTCCGCCATCGGTTTTCCTCTCGATGCTATCGAACCCTGCCAGCCAGTTGGCGTGCTCAACGTCAGATTCCTCATTGGCCTTGAACGGCCCTTGATCGCGGCCGATAAAGTCCTCGCCCGCCGCCTCAGCTCCCATCCCAAAAGCCGGGCTGGTCGGATCGATCTCGGTTTCAGGCTGATCCTCGGCAACGTCGTCCTTAATCAGATCCCCCTCGATAGCCGCGTCGTCGGCTGTGTCGTCCGTGGGCTCGTCTTTCGTCTCTTTCTGGGTGGATGGTATGGCATCCTCCTCTTTCGGCGCTGAGGCGGCTTTATTTCGGGCATTGTCGCCGAGTTGGGCAAAGCCGGATGGTTTCGGTGTCACGTCACGCATGGCGCGCATGTCCTGAATTTCATCCTGACTATATGCGCCCATCATCAGATCCGAGCGATGCCTGCGCGCCCAGCCGCGCCCGGCGTAATAGGCCAGCTGCTGATTTGGATCATTGTGCCATAGCGGGCTGTTCTTGATGGTGATCTGGTCTAGCTCCGGCGTTTCATATTCCAGCAAATGCCCGCCAATTTCAGCATAGGCGATGCACTTCCGATTGCCGGTGGCCGTGCGCTTGGCGACCTCATTGCCCTTATAGGATTTGACCGGCTTATCGAGGATGATCAGCTCGCCCTCGTAACGATAATTCAGCGTGATCCCGGCTTTCCGAATGACCGCCGTAAACACCTTTGCCATGTAGCCGACCGGCCCACTGCCCCCGGCCTGATAGCTCTCGAGCGCGAGGGCGAACGGATCAAACCCCCAATGGACGGCGCGCATCGTCAGCGCGAGACAGATGGCCGGGTTCTTCTGCGCGTGCTTCGGCAGCATTTCACCCGCCTGACACATGAGCTTTGAAAACTCGACATACTTCGCCAGATCCCCGAACTGATACTGGCCCAGCGCCGGGTCGACGGTGAACAGATCCGGCACGTCATCCCCGGTTTTCCGAGGCTGAATTTCATCTTCCTTTTTCATCGTGATCTCGCTCATGTCGCACTACCTTCCTGCATTTCCTTGGTCAGCCTTTCGTGCAGCCACTCAGGCATGTGATAATTCGCGATATGCTCCCCCGGCCCCGGCCAGTTTTCACTGTTCAGGCACTCCCGGAAGCGCATGCGCGCGCGGTCGTTCTGGAACATCCCAATGCTCAGCGATTCCTCATCGATCCCGCGCAGGATGGAATGATACGGCTTGCTATCCATCTGAAAGATCAGACCGACCTGTTCCGGCCACTCGCCGGTCAGCACCTGAAACCCCTCGCAGGCAAAAGCCATTTGCGCGTGGTAGCCGTATTGCGTGATCTTACGATCGCACATCGACCCAGACATATACGCGCCCTGCGTGCTGATCTTTTTGTAATCCGACACCATGCCGGTGAACTGGACTTGGTCGGGCCGCGCGAGGCACCAAAGCCCTGAGCGCTCATCGAACCACGCCATCGTTATTTCCGGCTCGCCGCCAAGCGCGGCCGCTGCAGCTGGATCCTTCATCAGCGCCTTACCCATATTGCAGATAAGCTCCCAGCTCGACTCCGTGATGACGTCCCGAGGATCCGCGTCGACCTTCGCCCAAAACTCAATCGACCGGATCCCGGCTTCTGTGCCGGCGCCTTTCAGATAGGCATTGCGCTGCGCCTCAGTCGGTTTGTTTGGCTTGTTAGCTGGCAGCACATAAAAATGCTTTTCCAGCTCCTCTGGACCGCCTTCGATGAAGGACGCGATCGCGCGGCCCATCCTCATCGCCTCGGTTTGATCTTTTTCCATGCGATCCTCATTCAAGGCATGGAACGACCAGACATCTGACGGCGTCCCAAGCTCGAGCGTCCTCAGCACTGAGCTGGTCACACTTATACCGTCGCAGGGCTGGTTGTGGTGGCGGTCCATCGAGAGACGATAGAACCCGTTTTCTGTGATCAGATCCTTCGGACCCAATTCGCGAATTTGCATATTGTCTTGTGTAATCATGGCGGCTTCCTTTGCGGTGTATATGTAGAACACTCCTATCGCCTGTTGCGAGTATTCGTCAATAACGAACCGCAATAAATATCGTTGCGAGCGTGTTTTCTGTCGCGGCCTGCGATTTTAGATTGCCGCACTTATCGCCGTATGCGATACGGATCGGATGTCTGTATTGAAAAAATATCTGCGATCGACCGACCAATCTCTGCGTAGTTTTTCTAAGCGCGTGGAAACCAGCGAGAATTATCTATCTGAAATCTCTCGCGGGATCCGCCTGCCCTCTCTCACCTTGGCCTATAAGATCAAGACTGTGAGTGACGGCGCCGTGCCGATGGAATCCTACTTCGAGACTGAGGAGGACACAGGGTCTGAGCCGAGCAAATCCGCTCAACCCACCACCAAGGCCACAGACGGTGGCGAAACATGAAGGAACCAACAATGGGCGATAACTCATCCATCGAAGTTGACTACCCAGAATTGAAATCATTTCTGGACGAACTCTCGAACAAGCAACGGGTCGTTTCTGAGGCGACTGGATCTCTGCGATCACGCATCAAAGGCATCTTGGACGAAAAGGGCTACAACAACGCGGCCCTTGGCGTGATCCGCGCGATCGAGAACAAGTCAGAGACAGCCCGCGCCGATTTCCTGCGCACGTTCGAGCCGATGTTCGACGCAATGGTGGAACATAAATGGCGGGATGAGATGCACGATTTGATCCCAGATCCAAGCACTGCCCCGCCTGAATGATCCTTCTGGCATTTGATCTTGCAAGCAACACTGGGGTCGCCGTTGGCGACTCCAGTAGTCGCCCCATTTGCAGCAGTGAGCAGTTGGGTGATACCGGGGCCAGTCACGGTGCCCGTTTTGCACAAGCCCTAGTGATGACCAAGCGCCTGATCCTCGAACACAAGCCAGATTTCATCATTGTCGAACAGGCGATTGCCTCCGGTGCCCCCGGCGCAGCGAGCCGGGTGCAACTGGCAATGGGACTTCGGGCCTGCGTCTATGCCACCTGTCATTTTCACCACATCAAATTTAGGGAATATCCGGTTCAGACCATCCGAAAGCATTTCATTGGCCGTGGCAATCTCAAGCGCGATGCCGCCAAGGGTGAGACGATCAATCGTTGCAAGCGCCTTGGATGGGCCATAGCCAACGACAACGAAGCCGACGCCGCCGCAGCTTGGGATCTCGCCCGAGCGAGACTTGTCGGACACTCATCAATTTCAGGGGATCTATTTAATGGCAAGGACGTTCAATCCTAGCGCCACCATCGAGCCGCCACACTCGACCGAGGCTGAACAGCAAATACTCGGCGCACTTCTCAACAACAATGATCTGATCGACAAGGTGTCTGACGTCCTCGATGTCGAGGCGTTCTATGATCCTGTGCACGGCATGATCTATGGTCTGATCCGCGACCGCGTGGACAATGGCATGATTGCGTCGCCAGTGACGTTGAAACCGGCCGTCGCGGCCGATGAAAACCTCGCCGAGCTTGGCGGGCCGACTTATCTGGTCAACCTGTCCGGTGCGGCGGTGTCCAGCTTTGCGATCCGCGACTATGCCGAAATGGTGGTCGACCTCTCTGCCAAGCGCTCTTTGCTTGAGCAGTTTCAGGATGCAACCTTGCGCATATCGGATGGCAAGGAACCGGCCACGGTGATTGCCGGATCTGTCGAAACCTCCGCTGGCGCCATTATGAGCAAGTCCAGCATCAAGCCCCTGATCCGCACGCACCTGTCCTCGATGATGGGTGCCCTGACGCGCATCAATGACGCCTATATGGGCGTGGTCGAGCCGGGCGTTTCAACGGGTCTGGCGCAGCTTGATAACGTGCTGGGGTTCATGCGACCGGGCAACATGATCTTGCTTGCCGGCCGTCCATCGATGGGCAAGACGTCCGTTGCCCAGAATATCGCCTTTGCAGCGGCCATGAGTAAGGTCGGCGTGTTCTTCGGCAGCCTTGAGATGACCGGCGAAGAACTTGGCACCCGCTTCATTTCCAAGGGTCTGGCGGCAAACGGCATCAACATCCCCTACAGCCGGATGATCAAAGGCCAGCTGTCCGAGGATGAGATGCGCCACGTCGCGGGCGAGGCCGACCGGCAGAAATCCCTGCCCCTCTTTGTCGGGGAGCGAGACGTGCGCGAAGCCTCCCGCCTGAGATCCGCGGTACGCCGTGCGCGGCAGCAGCTGGAGGACACTGATACACCTCTCGGTCTGGTCGTGATCGATTACGTCCAGAAGATCGAAAGCAAGAAGGCCACCAACGGCTATGACAAGGCATCAGCCGCCTCTGATCTCTGCAAGGATCTTGCGATGGATCTCGGGGTGCCTGTCGTGGCCCTTGCGCAGCTGAGCCGGGCCGTCGAGAGCCGGGATGTCCAGACACCCATGCTCAGCGACCTGCGCGACACTGGTAAGCTCGAGGAGGATGCTGACGTCGTCGTGTTCACCTACCGGGAAGCCTATTACCTGCAGCGTCAGATTGACGCGCAGAACGGCAGTGATGTCGAAGCAGAAGCCGACCTTCGCTATGCGATGGAACGCTGCAAGAACAACATCGATCTGATTGTGGCAAAGCAGAGATCTGGCGCGACCGGCACTGTCCGGGCCTATATCGAGCCGGGTCTGTGCCACGTCACGCAGGATCGATCCTACCAAGACGACCACCTGATATGACCTTGATCGGGAATTGGCTCTATGCGAGGAAGGTCGGGCTGGGGAGAGTAACGAGCTCTACACCCAGCCCTGTGACGCAACCAGCTGCGTCGATGCGGAATATATATCCTGTCATCGACCCCGGCTCAATAGGGGATTTTAAGTGAGCATTAGCCGAAATTCATACCACAAGACCTTTTCTCAACACTTCTGGCACCATCTGCCGACGATGGGGGATTTATGAGCGGGACGGTAAATATATCGCGCAGGATCTGGGACGATAAAGCGTTCAAGCCAGAGACGTTCAGTGAGCGCGAGGCGTTCATCTGGATGATTATGGAAGCATCCTACAAGCCCAGAGCCAAACCCGTTGGCAAAATATGGGTCGATACTGAGCGCGGTCAGCTTGCCTGTTCCGTCCGTTTCATGTGCGAAGCGTGGGACTGGTCAAAATCCAAAGTAGATAGGTTTTTGAAACGTCTCAAAAAGCGGGACATGATAGACATCGAAAGCGGGACAGGGATCAACGTCATAACCGTCTGTAAATACGATGATTATCAGAGCGTCCCTGAGTTTGATGGGACAGCTAAAAAAATAAAGCGGGACAGCAGCGGGACAGCAGTGGGACAGCAGCGGGACAAACCTAATAAGGGTTTAATACCAGATGTAATAAAAGAGAAAGAAGCTACTGACGTAGCTTCCAAAGCCACGCCGCCACAAACACCAGTTTCATCGGATCTTGAGTACGCCGTCAGCCGCTACAACGCCGCCGCAGAAAAGGCAGGGTGGCCCAAGGTCCAGAAATTGAGTGCAGCCAGATCCAAAAAGCTCAAGGCCCGTCTCAAGGATTGCGATGGCCTGCCGGGATGGGAGGCCGTTCTGCGCAAAGCATTTGCCAGCGACTTCCTGCGCGGCCGGTCGCGGGATCCTTGGACAGCGTTTGCGTTTGACTGGCTGGTAACAGCTGGCAATTTTACGAAGGTTATGGAGGGAAATTATGACAACCGAGATCACAAACCAAATGCCGCCGCTGGTTCTGTCAGTCGAAGGGGCGACCCACATTCAGGCTTCAATGCTGGAACTGATGGATCGATCAATAAATGGGCAGACCGAGATCGTCAAAATCAAGAAGGACATGGCAAGCCTGACGGAACCGGCGAAACTGCAATGGATAGCGGGGCGGGTGACGGCCCTTCTGAGCCATTATTACGTCTCGTCACTCCCGGCGCATGTCGTGGAGGCCGTGATTGATGACTGGGTCGAGTGCCTGCAAGGCTTACCGGCTTGGGCGATCCAGAAATCCTGCCAGTGGTGGATCTGTTCAAAGAACGACATGCACCGCAGCAAACCACTGCCGGGCGACATCGAGGGTCTGGCCCGCAAGGAACTTGGCGTGATCCGCGTTGCTGAGATTGCGGTCGAGCGTTTCGCAAAGGGCAAAGCCCCGCTGCGTCTGGTCGAGGAGCGGATCTGATGTCCAAAGACCTTTCGGATGATCGACAGGCGATCGCCTTTCAAGATCTGCCCCTGCAGCGCGCACCGGTTAATCAAACGCGCGTCGAGCGGGATTTCTACCCAACCGGCGAGCCAGAGGCGATCTTATCCCTCCTGCACGCCGACGGTGAGCGGATCCGGCAATCAGGGACCGTCTGGGAGCCAGCCTGCGGGCGCGGGGATATGGTTCGCCAGATCCGCGGGCATGGATTGCCGTGCTGCGCCTCAGACATCCACGATTACGGATGCCCGGACAGCTGGGTGGGCGATTATTTCAGCTGCCTGCGCCCGCGCGGCAAGGCGATCATCACGAACCCGCCCTACAACCTCATCACGGCGAAGGATGGGCACGGCCGCTGGCTGCGCCATGCGCTCGAGATGCCGGATTGGGATTACATGGCGCTGTTGCTGTCTTGGGAATGGCCGGCGGCCCGCGCGAACGGTCTGGGCGAATTGCTCGATGCCAACCCGTTTTCCTACTGCTACCTGATGCGCTGGAAACTGGACTTCACTGGCGAGAAATCCCCGAAGCATCGCAACGCTTGGTTTGTCTGGGATCGCAACTGGGTGGGCGAGTCTGCGTTTCGGCTGATGGACCGGGTGGATCCGCGCCAAGGCACGCTGACGATATGAGAGATGCGTGCTGCACTGTCGCTGGCGCGATCAAATCTATACGCTCATTGGAGGAGCTGGAAGGCTTCACCAATATGATCCGAAACGCGCCAGATGGCGTCAAAACGAAACAACCGACCAAGCTGGAGTGGCAAGAGATCGCAGATCTCAAGATCCAGATGCAGAAGGGCCGCAGCCGATGAGTATTTTAAAAAGTCTGGAGTGATCGCGAATGGCCCTAGAAAAGCGAAAGCTCTCTGCACGCTTTGCCCTCGAATGGGCCTTCGGCATTGAGAAAGCCCAGCTCGAGCTACCGGATCTGAGCGATGTCGAGGAACGCGGATTTGGCTTCGGGACAGAATATGTCCTGATGCAGCGTATGCGCCTCGGGAACGTCAAGATCGATGTCTCGAAAGGGCGCAGCAGCCCGCATGATGATGCCGACATTATTGCGGCGCTTGTCTCAAGCCTGCCAGACCGGGTCGGTGGTCGTCAGGCGGCGATCCAGCTTTCCCAGTACGCCCGCGCCATGTCGGTGCCGGATGCCGGTGCTGGGCTTGTGCCTAAGCTGCAGCCGAAGGCGTGGCGCGCGCCCAATAAATGGGGCCGCATGGCGAAAACTGAGGTCATCAGAACCGGCTACATGACCATCCAGACACCGCACCCAAAAAACCCGGCGCTGCCAATCAGGCGCCGGGTTAAATACAAAGACGAGATCTGCCCTTGTTATTGGGATCCTCACCCGGATGAGATCAGATCGATGCGGCGGGAATATAAGCGCTGGTGGAACGCTTTGAATTACATCCGATCGCAGATGATGTTTTCAGTCGTCCTCGACGCGATCGAGATCACGTCAGCGATGCCGCCTAGCCATCCTTGGCGCCGTAATCCGCGGCCCAGTCAAAGGGTGGAACATCCGAGTCCAGCCACTCAATCGCCCGAGCGATAAAGCCCGGCGGGCCGCGAAAGTCGCTTTCCCATTTGACGATCGTATCAGCCTCGACATCAAGGATCTGCCCGAGCTCATCCTGAGACAACTGCATATCCTCGCGCTTGGCGCGCAGATCCGGGCCGGTCATATGCCAGTTGTACGGCCGATAGCCGTTGATCATCCATTTCAGCATGATCGCAGCTGAGGGATTGACGGGCTTATCGCCGCCCTTCCAGCTTTTCACGGTGCTTTCCGGTGCGCCGACCAGAAGCGCGAAACGCGCCACTGAGAAATCCATCACGTCCATCCCCTCGCGGAAGCCTTCGGTGGTCGACGTATCAATCTCACGATGTCCCATAGTCTAATCTCTCCAAATCCGTTGATGGCCAGCTAAATCCGGCCGTGTATGACCCAAACGGTCATTTAATGGGTGGTAGGGTGGAAAGCCGCCCTTTCGTTCGTGGCGGGGCTAAAATCGTGCCCCGGTCAAAACAGCGTCAGCTGCTCCTCAACTGTCAATGCGTCCAGCCCGAGCATCTGCGAAAAGCCGTAGCGCAGATGATTGTGCTTGAAACCGATCCCGCTATTTGGCTCCTCCCACATATCCCGCGCCTGATCCTGCCAAGGTCCGAGCCAACGGCGGCGGTACTCAACGCGCGCGGCTTGCTCTGCATAGATCTCGGCGTCTCGTTTCAGACCGTCCGAGATGCTGGCTTTGAGCTGTTTGATCTCGGCCGACCGGCGCGGCTCCTTCATCAGGTTCAGTTTGCTGATGCGATCCTTGTCGCAACCGGCGCAGGATTCCGCGCGGATCTCATCGACGGTCAGGATCCGCCCGCCTGTCAGATAGTACCAAGGGTGGCTACTATCGTATCCACCATGCTTTGCCATCAGAACAATCCCAGCTGCTTGGCGCCGGTGCGCTCGTCATCCAGCTCGCAGCCGGGGATGGTGAATTGCTCGCCGGCCTCGGTCATCTCGGTGCGGTAGCTCGACCGCGTTTCAGCCAGCACGGCCAAAAACCCATCCCAATAGCCGTAGGCGTGCAGCGTGTCGCTGCAGCTGCTTTCGCGCCAGAATGTGCTGGCAGCTTCGTGGGAAACCTCGCCCAGCTTAACGTGGGCAGCGATCCGGCCTTTCGTGCGGGCGGTCTGAATTTCAGTCATGGCCGGGGTCATGTCTGGCTCCTGTCAATAAAATGATACACGTTCCCAGATCCCCCTATCAGCGCCCCGCAATCGCAGCGTTTTCCTCCACCGCTCAAGCTCCAGACATATGCCCAGAGATAGATCTGGCAGAACGGGCACTTGATCTCGATCCGGCTTTTTCCGGGGCGGCTGTCGCGCCGCCGGTATCCGTCAATCTGACGCTCCTCGATGCGGTTTGATCCCGGCTTGATGTCATCCCATTTCGGCCCCTTGCGTCTCACAGGCTTACCTCCACAAGGCCCGCGTTCTGGTTCGCCTCTTTGACGATCCGAAACAGATGACCTTCAAAGATGATCTCATCCTCGAAATCCAGCGCGACCCGATCCTCTTTGGCGCGCTTCTCTGCGGTCAAAATGCTGCCATTAGGATTGAGCCAGTAGAGCTTGTGCCCCCTCGCCCTCGCTTTGCACCAAGCCTCGATCGGGCATTTATCACAATGCAGCGCGTAGGACGCGACGGATCCGAACGTGAACCAGTGGTACATCGTGCCATAGCGCTGCGTTTCAAATGGCAGGCCAAGGATGTCGTTAGCACTAAAGATCGGGCGAGATATGCCTTCCCGAAATCCTAGATAGATGCGCGGCTTGGCCCGGTAGATGTCCCAAGCTGGGTAGCTGGCGATCAGCTCGCCTTTTTTGAAATCGGGGATCATGTCGTTTCCTTTCGGCTGGGCTCCGTTGCCCGGTTGGTTAAGAGATCTCCAGCATTTTCTTAAATGCGTGACGGCGCTTTTGGGTCAGCTCGACAACCACTATTTCGGCATTGGCTTCCCAGTGCTCATTGTGCAGCTGGACGCCGCAAACCTTGCAGGCTTGCAGATAGGCTTCCAGCGCCTGCCGTGGCGAGATCCGCCCTGCCAGATGGAGGGATGATTGCGTGCTCACCATCGTCATCGCGTCATGGTAGCGCGTGGCGAGGTTCGCGGCTTGAATTGTGCTAATGGTCATCGGGTATCCTTTCAAGGTTCAGGCGTCATGGCCCGGTTGCGAATTAAGGTGCGACTTCGACTTCCAAAAAGTCTGTCGACTGGCTGTAGCTTGTGCGGCCGTAGCTCCGCATCCACGTCTTAGCGTCTGCCAGTGACATCGAGCCGGGAACAAAAACGGTTTCAACTTCTGTCCGACCCTGCATGACCAGAAAGGCCCAGCTGCCTGTGCCCTTCGGCTTGCGACCGTGGGACAATTCATATTTGCGTGTGGAGAACTCAGTTGAAAAAGCCATTTTGTTTCCTTTCAGGTGTGGGCTTCATTGCCCGATAATCAACACTTATCGCATGTAGCGAGACGTGTCAACTTGTATCGCACCTTATTTTACTGGGCCTCTGGCTCTGGCGCCGGGATGACCCTGTAGTGATATTGCTGCCCGGCTTTGACGTTCATACAAAATGCGAAACCATCAGCCTCCTCCTCGTCGTCGTATCGCTGAGAGAGGATCTGAACGGCATCCTCTTTCTTCATCAGGTGCACGTTGATCCCGGTGTAGCTGGCTTCGATTGCATAGCGTGGCATGGCTGGATCCTCTCAGTAGGTGAACGTATTGAGCCCGAGGGCGTTAAACTGATCCTGTATGTCTGCCCGGCCAGACAGGCCCAGATCGATCATCGCGTGGCTGCGGCTACGGTGCTTGTAGCGCGTCAGGCAGGCGACCAGCGCTGTCCGGTAGTCTGCTGGGTCGGTAGCTGTTTCAACCTCGATGTCGCCTTCGATGAAGCTGGCGATGATCATGCGCTCGGGGTTCGTCCAGATCCCGAAATAGCTCGCGTCCTGATCGGTATCGATCTGGCAAAAGCCGCGATCGGGATGGCATGGCCCCCAATCGATTTCGTACCGGCTGCCATCTTCGGCGAACGTGCGTTTAATCTCTGTCATGGTCTGTCCTTTCGGTGGGCTTCGTTGCCCATAATCAAAAATTAAAAATCGTGGTCGCAAAGAAATTCGGCTTCCTTGCCGGCTACATCCAAAGCGACACGCGCCGGGATCTTCTCGAGATCAAATCCGACTACCTCAGCCACATTCAGACTATCGCCGCCAGTAATGGTGGTGATGGTAACACCAGCCTGTTCGCACCATTCGCGAGCGGCCGTCATCTGAATTTCGGAAAGTGTGAATTGGTGAGGGGTGGTCATTTGATCGTTCCTTCTGATGTCAGGCTTCATTGCCCATATCCAACAACTATCGATTAGCGCGATGTCTGACAAGTGCAATTCGCACCTTATTTTACTGGGCCGCAGCGCGTCTTTCTTGGGCTTCATTGAATATCCGCCAGCGCGCTTCTCGCTCGGGCCAATAATGCTTTTTGGCCCAAGCGGTGTTCATGTTGATTACGGTCTGAACCCCGGCTGAGATCCGGCCTGTCCCGCCGCAATTATTGCACGGAACGTCGGCCCGACCTGAGATCTTGGTATTCTCCTCCTCTCGCCGTAGCTCGCAGGCTGGGCAGGTGGCGCCGTTCTCATGTAGGTTGATGTCCACTTTGATTGCCTCCCTCGCTCTGTCAGATCTTCGCAGCCACTTTCGCGGCCAGCTCGGCGGGATCCCGGTTGCAGAGATCAACGAACCGGAAATACTGACCGCCAACCTGCGCGAACCAATCGACCAGATCCCCGGTGATCCGCTCGCTGATATGAAACAGCTCGACCCCGCGGCTGTGGCCCCAGCGGGACGGCGGCAGGCAATTCAAGGCATCATGCCAATCATCCTCAGTGATGGGCGAGGGGTCGGTGATCAGGCCGGCTTCGTGCTCGTTGAACAAGCGCGTGAGCTCGGCCGCATCGATCAGGCGGATCGCATAGCCGCGATCCTTGCTGTAATCCTCTGGCGTCATGCCATCGGTATAAGCGACGGTGCCATCGTCCAGCACGGTCGACTGGATGTAGCCGGGAAACGGCTCATCGGCTTTCACAATATACTGGGTCATCTCATTCCCCCTCAAGCGGCGTGTCAGCGGTGTCGAAAGCCAAACCGGCGCTGGCGGCTTTGAGCCGGTCCAGCTCGCGGCCATAGCGCAGCAGCTCCTCGCGCGCGAATTTCCGGCCCTGATAGTCACCGCACTCGAGAAGCGCGATTGAGCAGCGCACCGATTCCTCGAATGTCGGCGTCATGTCGATGGACGTAACGGGCGCGGCTTCTTCTGCTTTGCGCTGGGCCATCTTGGCGTGCTTCGCAGCCATGTGCTGTTCGTGGGTTCTGGTCATAGTCTTATCCTCTCTGCCTTTAATTGTGATTGTAACGGATGGAACTGCCATCCTTGAACACGACCCAGAAGCCGGTTTCGGGATGGTAGCCACCGGCCTGCATTTCATGCTTGGCGTAGTGATCCCGCAGCGCGTGATAGGCTGCCTTATGCTCAGGATCCCCCTTGGCGCGCGCGGCTTGGCTGTCGAATGTGACGAACTGCGCCAGATCCGCGATCGTGACTGTGGTATCACCCTCAGCCGGAACGATCTCGAGGCGGTTCCCGCAAAAATCCTGAACTGTCAAAGCCATCATTTATCCTTTCCGTTGGGCTTCGTTGCCCGGTTCATGGGGGAGCCGGTTGCCCGGCCCCGCTCGATTAGCTATAGATCGCGGTCACAATCATGGATCCCGGTTCTGCAGCTTCGTTGACCAGTTTCTTAACGATCTGGGCGTTGATGAAGCCTTCGACGCTATCGGTCATGTGCCCGGTGCTGTTGATGCGCTTGGCTTCTGACAGGATCATTTTCGAGACTTTCATCTCGATGAGCTGACGGCCCGCCTCGCTTTTGTAATCGTGCTCAGCAACGATTTCGTGAACACCCTGCTGGACCTGCAGCATCGCCTTTTCGATGGTGGCTGCCGTCGCTTCTCGGATGTCGAAAACTTCTGTGCGTATGTCGATGCGGATATTCATTTGATCGTCCTTTCAGGTGTCAGGCTTCATTGCCTATAACCAACACTTATCGATGGTAGCGAGATCCCGCAAGTGCAAATCGACAGTTTACACTGAAAAGCGGCGATCCCGCCCATATTGCTATGGACGGGACGTGTTCACGGCAACCCATAAGCTGACGCTACCTTTGCCGATATTCTTGGCAAGCTGCCGCTCTTTGAGTTTGGTCAGCTGGCCTTTGACTTGCACATGGCCCATCGACGGGATCCTCTTGATCAGATCCTCTATTGAAAGCGGGCCGTCTGATTTGAGAAGGCTGAGCACCATCTCGCGCTTTTCCTCAGCCTCGATCATCGTTCTCGTGATCCTCTTAGAGGCTGCGCGCTCAGATTTCACCCGGCTTTTCCCGGCGCCCCCCAACGCCTTGATCATCTTTTCTTCCATACTTCGGGCGATGATTGGATCTATGCCTTTATGCGTCATCTGGAACCTCTGGCAGATCTGAGCCACGGAGCAATCCGCCATCCACGCACCACTCCCTCACGCTCTGACTGGATCCCCAGCACTCGCTTGGGCACCCGGACGCCAGAAGCTCCCGATAGGTGGAGATCAGCCCGGCGTTCACGGCGTCAGCCTTTATGCCGGCGAGATGCCACTCAGCGGCGAAAATTGCGCAGAGAAAGGATCCCGGCTTAACGCCGAAAAGGATGTACCGCACCACTCCGGGCCGCATGTAGTCTGGCAGCCGTTCGACGTAATCCGCCCAGTCGCCCTTGAACAGCCGGTAGCAGCGCACCGGATCCTTCTCGATCCACATCCAGAACGCCGCTCGTTTTTTACTCTGCTCGGTCATCGAATATCCTCATTCCTCGTTATCGATCAGCCACACGTCGCTGATCTTGAATTGTCGGCCAGTGCCGAGGCACCGGACTTGGGCAATATGCCCACCCCGGATCCTCTTGCTTTCCATCTGACGGCTGGCCGGATCCCATGTGCCGTACTCTCTCGGGATCCACGCCTCGACAATGACGCGGGGCATCCAGCCACCCGGCCGACATATCGACCCAGCTGGAATAACCCCGCCATCCATACGGCCGCGCGGCGTGTCGATCAATCTGACCCGGCCGCAGGTTGCACCATATTGCCGGATCAATTTCTCATCCCCTTTGCTGCGTCTGCGGCGATGACCTTGAGATGAAATGCCTCAAGCTCATCGACCCACTGCGTCATAAACGTCATATCGTCATCCGTTTCCGAGACGCCTTCATCAAGTGAAGCCATCATAAGCGCGTGCAGCTCAGCCGCGCCCGCAAAGAAGCAGATCCGCATCGCCTCGACCTGAGACTCTGGCGCTCCGGTAAAAACCTTGCGCTGGAAGATATTGAACGCCTCATCGATGAGGCGCCCCTCGCGGGCAAGTTTACGGATTTTACCCTTCACCATTTTATCGACTGACGGCATCACTTTGATCCTCTCGTTTCTCGAAATTGAAATTGGGCGACGACTTTCTGAACACCTTAAAATCCTCCTCAGACATCACCAGCTTGCCCATGTTCTGGAATGTCAGGGAGGGATGATTTGCGACGAACATATCGACATCAACATGCCCACCGCGCAGCTGCCACCGCGCCTTGAAATAGCGGTACGGCGGCGGCACCCGCTTCCGTGCCATTATCCGTGCCTCCTCTCGGTCAGCCAGTGCTGGCAGGTAAAGCGCGTGTCAAAGTCGAAATCCTGCTTCAACACCCAGCGCATAAAGTCGGACGGAATTTCCGCCCAGCTTTGGCCCCGGTGCTTTCCGAAATTGCACTTGCTCAGGACAACCGGGCTGGTCGATAGCGAGATCAGATAGGCCAGCGCCATGCCAATATCGAGCTTCGTCGGATCTGCGTCAGCGCTTTCGACAAAGTGCTTGTCGATAAAGTGGCTCACGATGTCGAAGGTCATAATGGCGTCGAACAGCGCCCGGTGCGGCATCTTCCCGGCGTCCTCTGGCATGGGATGATCTAGGCCCAGCTCATACCAAAGCGAGCCGTTACTGTGGCTTTCCGCGTTGGGCACCAAATGCAGCGCGCAGCGATAGGTACAGATCCAAGGCTGAGCCAACAGGTTTGACGGCAGAAACCGGCGATCAAATTCGGCGTTGTGAAATACCAGCGTATCGGTCTTATCCAGATCCGCCAGACCAACCGCGGCGATCGCATCGAGCGGCCCGGGCGCATCCTTGACCATGTCCTGAGTGATGTGATGGACGGCCATTGCGCCAAAGTCGATTTGCTTCACGCCGGGATTGACCAGCGTGCTGCGGTGAACGCCTTTGCTCGGCACGGCGGCGATCTCGACCAGCTTATCCTTTTCAGGATCCATCCCGGTCGTTTCGGTGTCGACGGCGATATACTTCATTCCGCTGCTCCAGCCTTTCGGTAGCACTCAACCTCGATCTCTGACCGAAAGTCCTCAACGGCGGTGGTCTTGAAATCCGGCGACGAGTAGCGCGGCGTGTTAAAGGCGACCAAGATCAGCTGGTCGAATTTATCGCTGCTGAGGGCGTCCATCAGCTGCGACGGCGTAACGCCATCCTGTCGCAGGGACATGATCTTACCGGCGACATCGCCCAGCAACTTGCAGTTATTGGCGGGCGATTCCTTGGCGAGTGCCGGCGCGCTCATCAGCGCAAGGGCTGTGGCGGCTATGGCGATTGTCTGTTTCATCTCGGTTCTTCCTTTGCTGTTTTTCGGTTCAATAGAAAACCACCCGGCGCTTGGCCGGGTGGGTGTCGCGTGGGATCTTTAGTCCCGGTGCATGGCTGGCTCCTTTCGTTAGAGGGCGAACACTCATCATCCAAAGTGCGGGCTTCATTGCCAGATAGGTAAAACTATCGCGAGTAGCGAGATCCAGCAAGGGTATAAAATGCCGACCTAGCAATTTGGTAGCCGAGCCAACCGGCTCGATATTCTGGACTCGCATCATCAAAAAGCGGCTCAAGGTTGGCGGCATCATTAAAGCCAAGGGCATAGGATGGATGCGCGTTGATGTCGGCGCGCTGATGATCGGTGTCGAGTGTCATGGCTGATAGATGTCAAAAATATGCCCGGCATAGATCGCAACCGGCTCCATAGCGCTCTTGCGCTGCTCGACCTCAACCGGATCTGGATCGTCATCTGGATCCGTCCAGCCGAACATATCCGCCAGATCACAACGGGCGATCTTAATCATCCGTTCAATCCCGGCTTTGCTGGCCTCACCCTCGACATAGACCCGGCGAACCCAATCTGAGGCGCAACACTCGTCGCTGCGCAAGTCGTCGCTCATCATAAGTAAGACGGTGTAGGGCTGGTGGCCCTCTGGAATAAACTTAGTGTCGGACATGGCCTATGGCCTCCTGTATCTGCCTGTGACGTCTCAAACGTCCGTGGCGGGTGTGATGGGGTGGGGCGCAGGCGTTCCGCGCCCCAGCGGGCTATTTTATGTCAGTTGGCGGGTGCCGCTCGATGTCGATGTGATCGGCCGGCCAAAGCCAACCTTTCCGGCTGCCGCCTGCCCGGCATCTCGGCCAGCATGGGATCCGCTGCGCTGCTTGGTCTTGCGCGTTTTAAGGCGCAGCCCATCCTCTTTCAGCTTGGTGGTGATCAGGCCGCGCTTAGTGATCATCAGATCCGTGCCGGTCGACGTGGCACGCGCCGCCTCGCGCTCTCGGGCCAGATCCATGATCCTCTGTGACACATGGCTGGCAAAGGCGAGATAAAACCCATCGCGGAAATCACCGACCGCCATCCGGCCTGTCATCGGCTGATCGGCATAGCCACCCATCCAACCGCGCTCGGCCGCGCTGCGCAGCATCTCCACCAGATAGATCGCCATCTCGAGATCCATCGGCATCCCGGCAAAGTTCAGCCTGCCATCGCTTTGCCAGACCTCAGTTTCGGTCAGCTTGGCGATCGCCATTGCCGTACCACGATCGACCGGGTGCAATGTCTTGCCGCCACTCGCGGTGGCATAGGCGACCTCGTCGCGCTCCTGATCAGATCCGAGATCGCTTTCGGCCAGATCATATTCGGCCATCAGCTTTGCGGCGCGACCGGCGGCGGCTTCCGCTTCGGCCTCGCTCGAGGCGTCATTGCTGGCCTTGGCGCGCATCGCGCGGATCCGCTTGATGATGGATTTCAGGTTATCGGCGCTCATGTCTGCGACCCTTCGATGTTCTCGACCAGCACGCCATTGCGCGCGGTCTGTGTTCCAGCTGGTGACTTCCAGCCGCTCGGGAATGTGGTTTCGCCGAACAGCGAGCCCTCAGCGCGCTGCAGCAGGGCGATGTCTTGGGGGTGCGTTGGCTCCCAGACCCTTACGCCGTCTTTCAGTTTCTCGATCATCTTGTCGTCCCTCTCTCTGGGCGTCATGGCCCGGTTGCGGGGCACGCTGGCCCCTATTGGTTTGGCCTTAGCCGTTGGCGCCGTAGAGCATCATACTCTCGTCGCCGTCAGCGTAGCAGTCTGCAAAAGCCGAAGGTGTCATATGGCGGCGGTCGTATTCGATCAGCGCATCGCTGGTGGCGCTCAAGACGGTGCCCTGAGTGATATGCCCGTCGCGGTGGTAAACTATCGTCCCGCAGTCGCTGAGCCAAAGATCGTTTTCCCTGTCGAATGTTTCGCCCGGCTTCGGCTTGATCTCCGGGATCCCGAAAGAAGGCTTGAGCCGGTCGGCGTATGCGTTTGGGCGATTGTGAAGGATGTTCATGCTGCTTTCCTCTCGTTGCGGCGGCGCCGGATCTCGTCGGCAAAGGTGAAAGCCTGATCTGCGTAGTAGCCTTCGCGCTCGGGGTTCCAGCCCTTCATCGCTTCGGCTGCCTTCCGGCAATCGTTCAGAGCGTAGAACAGCCCGGCTTCATCCATCTCGCGGGCTTGGGCTTCCCATTTTGCAAAGTCTGTTGCTGAGGCTGTTTGGCGGATCATGGCGGCGTTCCTTTGTGACGGGCTCCATTGCCCTTAATCAACGTATATCGCAAGTAGCGATGGTGTGCAAGTAAAATATACACACTATCGCAATAGGTTACACGTCGCTGTCATCGATCAAGTCAAAATCATCCGAGGCGGGTTCAGCGGGCTTTCTGGCTAAGCGATCATTCTCGGCCATGAATTTAACGCGCAGCCTGAGCACGTCATCCCGCTTGAGGCCGTGCGCGTCGATCGCGTGCTGGATCGCGCCCTTGCTATCCCTCAACATCTTCCGGCAGACGGGGCAACGCTGTTCGGCAAAGGGTGTCCAGTTGACCTTGCCTGTCGTCCTGTCGCGTTTGCCATTTCGCCGGTCCTGAGCGCTGTAGAGCCTTTCGACGTGGCAGCGCTTTCGCTCACCGCCTTCTCCTGTCAGGCAGGGGGATCCAGCCTGCACACTGCATATCCGGCAGCCGCTCAAGTTGATAATGTCATCCCGGTTCATCGGCCCGCTCCGATCACGACATAGCCGGTGGGGATGTTGGTTCCGCTCTCGTTGAATGAGGCAACCGGCAGATCCGTCCAAGCCGCCTCGCTGATGCCCATGTCGTCTAGGTGGCCGTCATAGAAAGCGCTGCCCGGTAGGATGCAGATGAGCGTTCCGCCAGACTGGCCGTATTGGGTCGTGCGCGGTTTCAGAAACTTGCGCGCGTGGGCCAGATGCTTTTTCCAGTGCTTGCCGTAAAAGGGCGGGTTCATCACGATCAGGTCATGCTCGGCCACTGGCGTCATCTCAAGGAAATTGGCTTTGTAGATCAGATGCCCCTTGGCGCGCGCCGCCTCGACCCGGCCCGGATGGATCTCGACACCCAACCGCTTGGCGCTAGGCCAGACCTTGCGGATCGTGTCGAGCATCCGGCCATCGCCGCAGCTGGGCTCGAGGATCACCCCGCCGTTATCGCCCCGGCTGATGGAGGACAGCACGCGATCGATCACCTTCTGCGGGGTGGGGTAGTATTGCAGATCAGTCGAAACCTCGCGGGACCGGAACAGATCGCGGTCGGCCTGCGCCTCGTCATCCCCCTCGCCCTCAGCATCCGGCAGCACGTCGCCGTAAAATTCAGCCAGTGCCAGATTGATCTGGCGCAGCTTGTCCTTTGAAAAGATCAGGTGGCCGTTGCCGTTGCCGTACACGCGCAGCTCAAGGCCCGGTTCTGGATCCTGCCACTCGGTCCAGTCGTCAGCGTCCCATGCGTCCAGCTTGCGCAGATCCCGCTTTGCTGCCCATACCTTGCCATCGTGCTCGATCATCCGGCCTTCCCGGTAAAGATAGCCCGGCCCCCATTCATCCAGATCGCGCTGGGCGTTGGCGATCCATTGCGCGAACGGGCGGTATTCCACATGCGGCCGGCCCTCGAACACGCGCAGCGCGTTGACCGTGTCTTTCAGCCGTTCCTCGCCATAGGCACCATATCCGCCGGCGACATTGGGCAAGATCACCCGCTTGGGCAGACCGGCCACGCCGACCTTGACCTTGCTATGGCTCTTGAACGCCGGATCCAGACCAACGAAACACTCGGCCAGACCTTTCAGGATGTGATGCCGGGGATCCGCCACATAGGCGCCGAACGTGGCGCGCAGGTTGTCGAGGGTAAAGGCAGGCGAGTTTTCAAACTCAGCCTCGAATTTCTTGCGATCGCTGGCGCTCGCGATCCGGTGAAGGTTCAGACCTTTGTAGACGTGTTGCCATGCCGACTTGCGCAGGTTGGCTTCAAACGTGTGCTCCTGCACGCGCGGGGCCGCGCCGTACCAGATCGATCCGACATAGGTGCCGCCAATGACGGTCTGGCTCTCGAGCGCATTGGCCGCAGTGTGAAACTCTTTGATGCTGTCCTGCATCGCGGCGCGCTTCTGGTCGTACTCATCAACGATGTCAGATAGGCGGCGCAGTGTGGCGGGCATGTTGCTTTGATCAGTCATATCTTTTCCCCTTCCTGTTGCAGTTTCTTTTTTAGCGCCGTTACGCGCTTTGGCGGGCTAATCATCCTCCCATAATTTGCCATCGACCATTGCGACGGCATCCCGCTGTCGATGGTGAAGTAATAACTTCCATCCATGAGGGAGCGACTCCACCTCCACTTCTTCCCATCCCGAAAGGTGCATTCACCGGATCTCACCTTGCCGTCGTTGTTCCGGCCCCAAATGGATATTTCAACAACCTCACAAGTCATATCAACTTCCTTTATGTTCCTCGAAATACGCTGCTTGGCGCTCACGAAATTGGCTCATCCAGCGATTCATCTCTGTGATGGTCTGAGCTGGCACGTCGAAGTCAGCGGCATTGATTGCATCGATGGACGCGCGGGCGATCTCGGCCTTTTTTGTGGGGCAGAGTGTCTTGTCATATTGAACGGCTGAAAAGCGCTGCTGTGCGTCAGCCATCAGCTTGTTAGCAGACCGAACCTCGGCCAGCCCCGCGACTTCATCCTCTTTGATCATATGAGATCCTGAGCTACCTAGAGCCTTCGCTACTGATGTTTCAGTCCAAGCCGCAAAGATCTGGCTCATCGCTCTCTTGCAGAAACTCCGGTCTTTCAGGATTTGAAAATAACGCTCCAGATCGCCGTTCGAGACAGCAGCTTTTGCCGCTTCTAGGATACCGGGAAGGTCGCTCGTCTTGGGGTTTGTATGACCCGAGCCGTTGCAGCCATAGCACCGGCTTCCGTCGATCTGGTTAAAGCTGTAGCTCCCTGATCCGCCGCAACGCGAACAGATTGGGCCGAGCTTCAAGCCCGCGATCCGCGCATTTACCTTTTCTTCGGTGGTGCCGAGTGTCGCAGCGATTTCACTGAGGATGTCCATCTTTCGTCCTTTCCGAGTTTCAGGCTTCATTGCCTAACCTCTGTATATCGCAAGTAGCGAGGGTTGTAAACATTTGAAGCATCAAAAGCGTTATTTTGCGGCCTTCATGGCCTCACATTGCTCCACCAGTCTTTTGCGGGTGCGCGCTGACTCCTCCCTATCGGTCTTATCCAGATCCGCGACGTCATACAGGGTCATGTCGAACATCATCAGGTGCAAGCGCGGGTCGTCTATCTCAATCGCCAACTCAGCCAGATCGTGGAGGGTCTGCCCTATAATGTTCAGGGGGACCGCCAATGCCTTGCAGCCATCATTCACCAAGATCTCCTTTAGAAGGTTTGGGAAATGGATGCGCCACGCCAGCCCGTCACTTTCAAACCGGCTTTCGGGTGTCATGGTTTTCATGCTAGTTACTTTCGTGCCGTTCTGACCGTCCGTCACTGTCCCGCCTCCTCTGTTTCATCCCTGTAATGTCCAGCCGCGCCGGTAGCGCAGATGTCAAAATCGATGCCGTGCGCGTCGGCGTAGTGCATGAGATGCGCCAGCACGTCGGTCAGGGCTGTCTGAGGCCCATCGGCTTCCGGGTCTGGATCCACGCCGGTCATCACCCACATGGCATCCATCAACACACCGGCCTCATTGGCGCGGTGGGCGTTGGTGCGCGGCTGTGGCGCGCGGGTGGCGTCGGTAATCCCGCGGATCACCTTAGACATCTGCTCGAGGCTGGGACTATTCATCGTGAACCTCCGTTCCTTGGCCGTCGACAATCGCGTAGACCTGAGTTGATTTTATGTCGTGATTATCGACGGTGAAATCCGGCAGCGTCTCCATGTCCTCCTCGCTGGAGCAGTCCCAGATCGCCTCAGCTTCATCCCGAGCGGCTTTGGCGTTATCAGCCGTCACCTTGATCGCGATGCGCCGCTGTTCCCAGAACACGATTTCAAAATCAGCCATCGTTCAAATCCTTTCCGCAATCGGCGCAAATGTCGTCGCCGGGGTTGTAGTGGTTGGAGGGGCAAAAGCTCTCCGGGTGGATGTAGGTTTTCGGCTCGGGTTCCGGCCCCATGTTCAGGCGCTCGCACAGATCATCGATCTCATCGGCCCCCAGAGCCTCAACGGTCCCGCAATTCGTTGCGATGTCGCCCGGCTCCCACAGATCCCCTTCATCGGCGATGTCGTTCTGCATGTAGCGCAGGGCGGCGAGGATGGTGGCAAGCTCGGCCGCGCTTAAAGCTGGAGTGGCGACGATCTCGGCTTCAACGACCGGATTGATCAGGGCGTCGATTTCACGCCGGCTGATGGGCTGATCATTTGCCAGCTCGCAGGCAAGGCCCATCGCGCGTCCAGCGGCGACCAGATCCGCGACCGCGTTGCCACCGTCGTAATCACCGGGCACGATCAGATCTCCATCGCTATCCAGATTTGAGCCTGCGCTCTCGATGATCTCGTCGATGATTTCCCACGACCAGCGCGGTGCGCAGCGATCGACCAGCTCATCGAGATAGGACGTGTCGGCCTTATCCGCGCAGTCCGGGCACTCGCCGTCCCATCCATCGCCGGCGCTTTGATACCAGACGCCGCAGGTTCGGCATTGGTCGTCGGCGTCATCCTCTTGGCACGCGGGATGGTCGCAGATTCCGAGCTCGCACTCCGCTGTGATCGCGGCTTGCTCAGCCTCATGTGTTGGTAGGTTGCTCATCGTCATTCTCCCTTCAATTCGATTTCGTCGCCATCGGCGCGAACGGTTACGTCTGCGTTGGCTTGGTAGATTTCGACCGACCGGATCCCCATAAGCTCGCGGATCGAGATCAGGCATGACGTCCCGTCTGGAAACGTGATTTCGATGATCTTCTCACCCGACCCGGCGTTTCTGTCGTCAGCGCAGGGGTTTATGATTTTCGGCTTTTTCATTGGCTCGGCCCTTTCTGGGATGCCCATTCGATTTTCTTAGCTGCCCGACGCGCCGAGCGCGCCTGAGCTTTGGTCGCATAGATCAGGTTGGTAGCTTGCGGATCGCGCAGCACGGCTTGCAGCGCGGCCCGGATGGCTTTGGCTTCGTCATCCTGCAATGTGAGGGTGACTGGCTTCATGCTGCGTTTTCGGCACTGTCTGCGTGCTGCAGGAGTGCGATCGCCAGCTGGCGGGCCTCGCGCGGTGTCATCGATGCCGCGTTCAGGTTGACCACGATCGACACGCTGGGATCTTGCCCCCAATGCGCCGGGGCCGCGAAGATGCTGACATCATCGCCGGCTTCTGTGGCTGGGAAGGCGGGCCCATCGGATCCGGGCGTGCCAATCTTGGTTTGATATGGGTTCGACATCGGGTTTTCCTTTCGAGTGTCGGTTTAACCAGCGAGGGCGAGCAGCCCCCAGAGGATTGCGAAAAGTGCGAGGGCGCCAACAGTGTTGCCCAGCGCCATGCGGATCCGGCCCTTCATGCGACCCGCCCCCCATCGATGCAGCCGGTGATCGCAAGGCAATCGTCGGCAAGGGCGCGAGTGTACCCGATGATCGAGAACCCCTCACCGTCCTCGCCAGCGCGCTCTATTGCGCGGGGCATGATCTGGAATTGGGACGGCACTGGCGCAAAGTAGTTTTCGGTCAGCTGCGCCCGAGCGATTTTAAATCTGGCGTAATTCATGGCTTTCCGTGCTCCTCGATGGCTGCGTTCAGGCGATCGCCGAGAGCGTCTTTCTCAGCGGTTGAGATCTTGCCGTCCCGGTGGTCGTGCAGAGCTTGCACATATGCGCGGGCCGCGATGGCTTGAGGCTTGAGGGTGGGGGTCATTTCGGCGACCCCACTACGACTTTGCCCCAACGTAGGCCAGAAAAGGGAACCTCATCACCGCACTCGTCAGGCTCGGGCGCATACTCACCGCCAATCCAGTCGAGGTAATGCTTTCCACCACCTTTCAGGATCATTTCGATGATGACGTGCGTTTCGCCACAACCGTCGACGTGCTTTGCGATGCGATTGGGTGTTCCCTCATAATCGCCGGCTTGCTGGATGAATTTCTGAGTGTCCATTTTTCGTCCTTTCGCGTCCGGGCTTCGTTGCCCTACAATCTGTATATCGGTTAGCGCGAGGTATTGCAAGATAAAATGCAGCAATCCCATGTATTTATCGCAATCCAATGATCGCCGAATCGCCGTCGTCACCATTATTGACAATCGCAGCGTATATTGACAGGTTACAGGAGGCGCGCTCTCTGTGGCGGCGAGCTCGCTGATCTTCCCTTTGATAACTTCCTGATAGGCCGGTCCTGAAATGGGCCGGCCTACTTTTATGCGGCCGCAGAAACAGTCGCCGCCCGGTTCAACTCGCTTTCGATCTGGCCGAGGTTCTTGCGCAGCAACTTGATCTTTTCAATGCAGCGCTGGGCCTCAGATGGAACGATCGGGCTTTCGACCCGGTAAGGCCCATCCTTAAACATCGGCTGGAGTGCGGCCCCCAGCTTGTCGATCTGATCCTCGACCGACTTGATCGAGGCGCGCTTGGGCATCTGTGTCACCATCGGCATCTCAATCTGGGCTTCCTGCGCCGCGATGGCGTCGGCCGCTTCCGCAGCTGCCTTATTCGTGGATGCTAGGCCGGTCGTGCAGAGTTTCAGGAATTTCTGTTGCCCGTTCGGGCTGAGCCGCGCCATATGGAACGCCTGCGTGAGGGTGATGATCCCTTGGGCGATCAGGCCGCGATTGTCAGGCGTCAGGCCGAGCAGCGCCGTCCGGTCGGTGATCCGCCAGACTTGCGAGATCCCCAGCTGCTTCGCCAGCGTTGCCGGGGTGAAGTCGTAATCATCGATCATGCGCTGGTAGGCAACGGCTTCCTCCATCGGGGCAACCTCAGATCGCTGCAGGTTCTCGAGGATGGCTTGGACGTGCATCGTTCGGTCGTCCATCTTTCGGACGTGGCAGAGGACGGTTTCAGCCTTGCCGCTTTCGGCCAGTAGCTTATGCGCGCGGAATCGGCGCTCGCCAGCGATGACCATGAACGTGTGCCCATCGGCATCCGGCTCGATCGGCCGCACCGTGATCGGTTGCTGCAATCCGTTTTCTTCGATGGATGCGGCCAGCTCACCCAGCGCACGCTGGTCGAAGCTCTGCCGGGGCTGATCCGGGTTGCGGGTGATCAGATCTAGCGATATGTTTTTCAGCATCATGGTTCCTTCCAAGGGTGTCATGTGGAACCAGCGGGGTAGTCGCGGGCAGCTCGTTGCCCCGCTGGTGATTTACTTCTCCAATTCAGCAAGTTCAGTGCGCAGGCTGGTTAGCTCGCGGTTGCGGGGATCAAGGATCGCCCAACCCTCGGCTTTGGCCTGCTTTGATAGATCAGCTACTTTCCGCTGGATCCGGTCATAGTGGCGCTTTGTTTCGCTGGGGGTCATTGGGTTGTCCTTTCGATGGGCTCCATTGCCCGATAACCAATACTTGTCGCAATTAGCGATGTCTGACAAGTGCAAATCAGCACCAAGTCGAAGCGTTACCCGTAAAGGGATCTGAGGGCGACCAGAGCCGCCCCCAGTAATTGATCGGGATCCTTACCAAGGCCGCGCGCGAACCGCGGATTTTGATGGGCATCCCACCCGCGCTGGATCGTCACCTTATGATCGCCAAGCCAGCGGAAGCCCTTGGCAATCCGAAGGGCATCAATGTCTTGCTTATCGCGTAGCAGTTGACGGACAGCGTCTGACTTGGTTATGAGGGGATCAGTGCGGGGGATGTTCACAGCTACACGACCAGTGTTGTCTGTCTCGGGTTCGATTCCTTAGCCCCGCTCCACTCCTCAACCACAACGCCCAGCTTGTCGCGAAGCCATGCGCCCGCCATCGTCCGGTGGCAGAAATTGTCCCGGTGCAGTGGGGTAGTCTCAAAGCACAGCAGGACAGGCGGATTGCCCGCAGCCAGCTTGGTGATGTCCTCAAGAACCTTGTGCGGATCCAGTAAGTCCAGAACCTCCGCATAATACCGAGGCTCGTACTCCTCGATACTGTCCGATGTCTTGATGATGTCCCATGAAGGCGCCAGAGCCTTATACATGCGATACCCTGCCGGTGCGCCGCGAGGCCGCCCTTGGCAAATGCCAATGCGACCAAGTCCCTGATACTCTTTCCAGCTGCTCGTATAGATCTTCATTACCGTCTCCTGATTGATGGTGTGACGTATACATATCGCGGATAGCGAGACTGGACAAGTAAAAGCGACACCGAAACCAGCCAGAAAGTTTGGATTACACTGGAAACTGCGCTAATCCGCTTGCTTGCTTTCTTTGACGATAAAAGGTGAAACCAAATGTTTGTCTCTCACGAGATTTTTAACGGCTCGATTCCAAACGTCTGTATGCAGCAGATCCTGCGGGCGACCGACAGCGAGAGCTGGGACAAAGTCTATGTCGGCTGCTCCGGGCTTTTCAGTTTCGAGCGCGCGTTCAAGCTGATTAACCCAACGGCTCGTTTCTATGGCAATGACGTGTCCCTGATGAGCGCGGCGATCGCCGGCTACCAGATGGATGAGCCTGTGCCGTTCACATTCAAGGGCCGCGTGGCGCATTGGGAGGGCTGGCTTGTCGGTGCATCCTACCGCGACCGGATCGCGGCCATGCTGCTTTGCCTCTATCTGGGCCGGGTCTACCGGACAGAAAACGACTACAACCTGCGCCACTGGCGCTATTACGAGGCCCGGTTTGATCAGTACGTCCAGAAGCTCGGGCTGCAGGTTGACCACCTTGCCGCCCAGATGGATCTGTCTGGCTACTACAGCGGCGACTTTATCGACCATCTCGATAAGGGGATTGAGGAGGGCGCGGCCCTGATCATCTCGGCGCCGTTCATCCAAGGCTGGTATGAGCGCTGGTTCAAGTTCATCGAGGAAAATATCGAATGGGAGGATCCGAGCTATAAGCTGTGGAGCCCCGACCAGTTTCCCGAGCTGATCGACAAGATGGACGCGAGCGGCTGCAACTACGTCGCCGTCTACAAGGATGAGCTGCCAGACCGCAACATGATCGCCTATCACCGGCTGGGCATGAAGCCACCGTTCTACGTTTATGCGAACCGCAAGAAGGTCAGCAGCGTCGTGAACCGTAGCCTGAGCGGATCCGGCACCCCGTTCGAGTTCAAGGGCGTCGACATCGACAACCTGAGCAAGGACACGAAAATCGAAGTGTTCAGCTGCAAGGCTGGATATGCCGACTATATCAAGACGCTCTACCTCCAAGAAAACATCCCTTGGACATCCGGGCCCGTCAACTTCCTGATCTACGCTGACGACATGCTGGCGGGGATCCTGACCTATAGCGCATCCAAGGCGAAGGTCGGCGACATCGATCGGCTCGAAAGCCTTTACCTGCTATCCGACACGGCCACGACCCGATTTGGCCGCGTGTCCAAGCTGATCGCAATGCTGGCAAAGAGTGGGGATGTGCTGCATTACGCTGAGAACCGGCTTTTGAAACATGCCGAGTGCAAGGCCGTCCTAACCACAGTCCGAAGCAACCACCCTGTTTCGATGAAATATCGAGGCATATACAAGATCATCACCCGCAAAGAGGCGGCCGCTGGCGAGCGGTCCGGGGCCAAGTTCATCATCAACTATGCTGGGATGAGGGATGACCGCTCACCGCAGGCCATCTATGACGAATGGTTTAGCAAGAGCTTCAAGGATGATCGAAACCGCACAGTAAAAACGAGCTATGCAAAATGACGAAACCACCCACCAAAAAGACCGCGCCCAAGGACAAGAAGCCCAAAGCGCCCGCCCCTGATGTCGTCGCTGTCCCACCCAAGCCAACCGACACTTTCACGACCACCAACACCACCGCAGATCCGAAGGCGCTGACGCTTCTCGAGAAGAACGCGCATTTCATGTCCGAGCGGGTGTTCAAACAGCTGGTCGACAACATTACCCGCGACGGCTGCCTGACGTCGGCGCCACTGGTCGCGGTGCGTGAGGGCAAGAAAATCGTGATCTCGGGCAACCACCGGGTTAAGGCCAGCTTAGCCGCGGGCCTGACATCGATCCCGATTATCGAGATTGCCGGGGATCTGTCGGATAGCCGCATGGTCGGCCTGCAACTGTCCCACAATGCGCTGAACGGCGAGGATGACCCGAACGTGCTGCGCGAGCTGTATGACGGGCTGGAGATGCTGGAACAGCGCTACTCGGGTCTGACCGACGAAGATCTTGGCGTGCTCGAGGATCCAGACTTGGTCAAGCTGGGCGTCGGCCTGCCGGCATACGAGGACATCATGGTGGCGTTCCTGCCCGAGGATCTGACCGAGTTTCAGGACAACATCGTGAAGCTCAAGGCCAAGGCCGAGCGTCATCCGGTGTTCTGGGCCAAGTTTCGCGATTATCGGGCGTTCTTTGAGGGCATCTTTGCTGTCAAGGAAGCCGAGAAGATCGGCAACGACGGCGTGGCGCTACTGGTGATGAGCCAGCTCGCCCTTGCCCATATCAAGAGTTTAGAAGTTACGGAGGCGGAAGCCGATGAGAACCCCTGATTTTACGAACAGCCAAGTGATCAGCGCGCTGACAAGCTCCGCTGGTATTCTCACGGCTGCCGCGCTCAAGCTGGGCTGTACCAGCATGACGATCCGTAACTACATCGCGCGGGAACCTGAGATCAAAGCCGCTCTACTCGAGATCAGGGAGTCGAACATCGATCTGGCAGAAACTAAACTGCTCAAGGGGATCCGGGACGGCAACATGACGTCGGTGATCTTCTACCTCAAGACGCAGGCCAAGGATCGCGGCTATATCGAAGGGCGCGAGCTGACCGGGCCCGGCGGCGGCGCTATAAAGGTCGAGCAGCAGACGATCGACACCAGCAAGCTGAGCACGCAGGCACTGCGCGAGCTTCGCGAAGCGGCCATTGCAGCTGACGACACGGCCGATGCTGAATGAAACGGATCTTCTCAATATCGATCGGGAGCTTGCCAGCCGCAGTCTGAGCGACTTCACAAGCATGGCTTGGCCCACGATCGACTCCGAGGAGTACCAGCACAACTGGCACATGGACGCGACATGCGATCATCTCATGGCCTGCCATACCGGCGAGATTAACCGGCTGTTGATCAACATCCCGCCCGGCACATCAAAGTCGAGCGCGGCGTCGGTTTTCTTTCCGGCATGGCTCTGGGGTCCAGCGAAATCCCCGCATATCCGCTATATCGGGGCATCACACGAACAGGGCATTGCAACGCGGGACAACCGGCGCACTCGCCTGCTGGTCGAGTCCGACTGGTATCAGAGACGCTGGCCGACCAAGATCACCAGCGACCAGAACGAAAAGACGAATTTCGAGAACAGTGACGGCGGCTTTCGACAGTCGAGCGCCGTCGCTGGTATGACGGGTAAGCGCGGCCACTACGTCACATGGGACGACCCTATCAATCCCGAGGGTGCCGAGTCCGACAAGACCCGCGACACAGCTGTTCGGGTGTTCAAGGAAACGCTGACGTCGCGCCTTGTGAACCCGAAGAAATCTGTGATCATCATCATCATGCAGCGCCTCAACGAGGCCGATGTTGCTGGTCATATTCTGGCAAGCGATCTGGACTATACCCACCTGATGCTGCCCATGCAGTTCGAGCCTGAGCGCCGGTGCTATACCGTCATCGTGCCGAGCTTCATGGAGGTCGAGGCGGTACTGGGCAAATACGACGCGCCCCGCCAGCAGTGGTATATCGAAGGCGAGGCGCCACCGCCCGAGGACATCGCGAAGATCCTCGATGACAAGCCGCTCAAGAAGGTCTACCCGCAGGATCCCCGCACCGAGGATCAAGAGCTTCTGTTTGCCAATCGCTTCCCGCTCGATGTCGTGGCGCGAGACAATAGGGCGATGGGCGAATATGCGGCTGCAGGCCAGCAACAGCAGCGGCCAGCACCACGCGGCGGCGGTATGTTCCAGCGCGACTGGTTCGTACCTGTCCGGGCCGCACCTGTCTGCGTCCGGTATGTCCGGGGCTGGGATGTCGCGGCCACGGCGAAAGACGGCGCGGCCTTCACGGTCGGCGTTCTTATGGGCCTGACCAGACAAGGCGAATACGTCCTCATCGACGTGATACGGAAACAGCTCAGCCCGGCGGGTGTCGAGCGTCTTGTCAAAGCAACTGCAGCTGAGGACTTTCAGCGCTACGGCGGTAGGGTGATGGGGTCAGTGCCACAGGATCCCGGCGCTGGCGGCAAGGCTTGGGCGATCGCGATCGTCAAGGCGGCGGCCGGCTACAACTACCGGAAATCGACCGAGGACGGTAACAAAGAAACGCGGGCAAGCCCGCTATCGGCACAGGCTGAGGTCGGCAACGTGATGATGGTCTTAGCCGACTGGAACAAAGACTTTCTGGATGAGGCGACGAATTTTCCGAACGGGAAATTCAAGGACCAAGTGGACGCCGCAAGCCGGGCATTTATGGAATTAGCCAAGCCGACATCAACCGGGCTTGTCGGAAAGCAGAAATAGGATCGACATGGACAATCAACCTGACAAGCTCGCATCTGACATGGAAGCGATGCAGCCCTATTGGAGCAAGATCAACGCGCTCTATGGCGGCCTGACATCCATGCGTGCGAATAGCGATACCTTCCTGCCCAAGATGCCAGACGAGAGCAGTGAGCGGTACGAGCTGCGCAAGGGCATTACCAAGCTCACCAACGTCTTTCGGGATATTGTCGAGAACCTGTCTCAGCGGGCCTTTGCCAAAAAGGTAACGCTGGCTGAGGACAGCGTCGACGCGGCGTTTAAAGAGTTCGAGATGGATGTCGACGGGCGCGGCAACAGCCTGCACGTCGTAGCCGGTGAGATGTTCTATGACGCCATTGGCTACTCGATCGACTGGATGCTGGTCGATTACACCAAGGGCGTGCCGCTCAATGCGACTGTCGCTGATGAAAAGAAGCTGGGCGCGCGGCCTTACTGGGTCCGGTATCCTGTCACCAGCGTTCTGGCGGCTTACACGTCGATGATCGAAGGCAAGGAGCATTTCACCCACGTCCGGTTGAAAGAGAACAGCACCAAGCGCGTTGGCTTTGGTGAGGAGACGGTCAAGCGCGTTCGGCAGATCGATCGCGCCGAGATTGCGCCGGGTGTTTTCGACAATCCGATGGTCACGATCTTTCTGGAGCACACCAAGGAAAGCGGCGAAAAAGAGTGGGTCATCGAGGGCACGCCCTACTACATGACGATCAAGTATATCCCGCTGGTTCCGTTCGTCACTGGACGCCGCAAGGGCAAGGGCTGGAAAACCACTCCCGCCATGCAGGATGCCGCTGATCTGCAAATCACGCTCTATCAGCAGGAATCGGCGCTCGAGTTCGCCAAGCTGATGACGGCCTTCCCCATGCTGGCCGGTAACGGCGTCTCACCTATGATCGGTGCAGATGGCAACCCCGAGCCTATCAGCGCCGGTCCGGGCCTTGCTCTCTACGCCCCATCGAGCGGCGACGGCGCTGCAGGCAGCTGGACGATCATCGAGCCATCGTCATCGTCGCTCACATTTCTGGCGAGTGATGTCAGCGCCACGATCAAGGAGCTGCGCGAGATCGGGCGCCAACCCCTCACCGCTCAGTCAGGCAATCTGACCCGGATCACGACGGCCTTTGCGGCCGGCAAGGGCAACAGTGCCGTGCAGGCTTGGGCACTGAACGCCAAGGACGCGCTGGAGCTTGCGCTGTACTACACGGCGCTCTGGCTCAAGTCCGACGCCGAGCCCAAGGTTGTCATGGATCTGGACTTTGATGTATCCGAGCGGGAGGACGACGGATATTCCAACGTCTTAGAGCTTCGCAAGGAAGGCGAGATCAGCCGACACCAGACGCTGCATGAAGCCAAGCGGCGCGGCATACTCGACAAGGATTTCGACCCTGATGATGATCTCGACATGCTGCTCGAGGAGATCGAAGGCGACAAGGACAACGAGGGCAAGGATGACGACGTCAAGGATGATGATGATCCCCTTAACGAAGATCCAGACGCGCTCAAAGATCCGCCTCCGGGCGGTTAAACGCCGCACTACGCGGCCCCACCGGGCGGAAGCCCATCGTAGCAAACGCAGGAAAGCGAACCCATGAAACTCAAGACAACCGAGATCGAAGGCGTCACCTATGCCGCTATTCAGGATGGCAAACCCGTCTACACTGATGACGATGGCAAAGATGTCGCATTTGATGCCCCGCACGCTCTGGCAAAGATCACGTCGCTGAACAAGGAATCGCAAACTCACCGCGAGGCCAAGGAAGCGGCAGAATTGGCGTTTAAGAAATTCGAGGGCATCGGAGATCCAGCAGCTGCACTCAAGGCTCTGGAGACGATCAAGAACATTGACGAAGCAAAGCTCATCGATGCCGGAAAGGTCGAGGAGATCAAAGCGGCAGCGGTCAAGGCAGCTACAGCTCAGACCGAGGCGGCGATCAAAGCCAAGGATGATGAATACGCGCCCATCGTCGGTGAGCGGGATATGCTGAAATCCAAGCTCGATAGCGAGCTGATCGGCGGCAGCTTCTCACGGTCCAAATTCGTTTCGGAGAAAGTCGCGATCCCGGCAGATATGCTACAGTCGCGCTTCGGCAAGAATTTCAAGATCGAAGATGGCGAGCGCATCGCCTACGATGACAAGGGCAACAAGATCTTTTCACGGTCGAAGCCCGGCGAGCTTGCCGGTTTTGATGAGGCGATCGAAACCCTGATTGACCAATACCCGTACCGCGAGAACATCCTGAAAGGCCGAGGCCAAAGCGGCTCTGGATCTGATGGAGATGATGGCGAAGCGGGATCTAAGCGCATCACACGCGGCGAGTTTGAAAAGCTCGATCACGGTGCGCGCGGCCAGCGTATCAAGGATGGATACACGCTGGTCGACTAACCCCTGAAATCAGGGGATGTGCCGGGTGCGGAAGCAAGACTCGGTGTAAGGGCTGGATAGCCCGTCTCACGTCTCGGACGTTGTCCGGTTTTTTCACCAAACATGGAGACTACAAATGTCTAACACCCTCACTGGGCTCATCCCCACACTCTACACCGCGCTTGACGAGGTTTCTCGCGAGCTGATCGGGTTCATCCCGAACGTCAACGTCGATGCTGTCGCTGAGCAAGGCGCGATCGGCCAGACGGTGCGCTCGCCCGTTGTTCCCCAGAACACGCTCGAGGACATCGTGCCCGGTAACGATCCCGCCGATTCCGGCGATCAGACGATCACTTACAAGGACGTCTCGATCACCAAGTCGAAAGCCTATCCAATTCGCTGGACAGGCGAGGAGCAGAAATCTGTTTCGCAGTTCGGTGTCGTCAATACGATCCTGCGCGATCAGTTCGCTCAGGGCTTCCGTACCCTTGCCAATGCCGTGGAAACGGATCTGGGCATGGAATAACAGAAAGCCGCACGCGCTTACGGCACGGCGGGCACCACGCCTTTCGCCACCGCTGACGACATGACGGATCTGGCCGAGATGAACCGCATCTTGGATGATAACGGGGCACCGCAAGGCGGCCGCGCACTCATCGTCGGTTCGGCAGCGCGGGCGAAGCTCGAAGGCAAGCAGTCCAACTTGTTCAAAGTGAACGAAGCGGGCGATGCAGGCGCACTCCTGCGCGAGCGTCAGCTGCGTATGCTGCATGGTTTCGTCATGGGCTACTCTGCCGGTGTCGTGAACCACACTGCCGGTACGCTGACCGGCACTGTCACAGTCACTGGGGTAAATGCGGTCGGAGCGACGTCGATCGGCGTCTCTACTGCTGCTGGCGCTGCGGTTGCGTTCCTCGCGGGCGATGTCATCCAAATCGCGGGTGACGACAGCCAATACGTTGTCGCTGCTGATGTGACGGTCGGCGCCTCGACCACTGGCACTGTCTTGATCAATGAGACGGGCCTGCGTCAGGCGACTGCTGGCAGCGAGGCGGTATCTGCCGATGCCTCCTACACGGCAAACCTTGCCTTCCACCGCAACTCGTTGCTGCTGGCAGCACGTCTGCCCGCCATGCCCGAAGGTGGGGATGAGGCTGACGACGTGACCACGATTCAGGATCCGGTTTCGGGTCTGACGTTTCAGGTCGCGGTCTACCGCCAGTATCGCCGCGTGAAGTACGAGGTTGGCCTCGCATGGGGTACAGCCGCACCGAACGGCAAATGGCTCGGCATCCTGCAAGGCTAATCGCTTTGCTGGATCTGATCTGATAGAAAGGCCGTCCATTGTGGGCGGCCTTTTTTATAAGACCAGACCACCCACTATCAATCTGAAACCTGAAAGGAATTGACATGCGTAGACCAACCATACGGATCGTAACGGCCGAGGGGCCCATCACGATCAACGCCACTGACTTCGACGCTGAAACGATGGAGGAGTTCACTGGCAAAGCCGCTGAACCCAAGTCGGGCGACGGCGACGGCGACGGCGAAGGTCAGGGCGACGGCGCCAATGACCCGGCCAATAACCAGACCGGCACGCAGGCGCCTGTAGACCCGGCAGGGGGATCCGGCCAAGCGCCGACCAACGAAGAACCCAAGGATCCGGCCAATAACCAGACCGGCACGCAGGCGCCTGTAGACCCGGCAGGGGGATCCGGCCAAGCGCCGACCAACGAAGAACCCAAGGATCCGGCCAATAACCAGACCGGCACGCAGGCGCCTGTAGACCCGGCAGGGGGATCCGGCCAAGCGCCGACCAACGAAGAACCCAAGGATCCGGCCACAATGACGTGGCCTGAATTGCGGTCTGCAGCTGCAGCCGTCTCGGACACTGCGATCAACAGCAAAGAGGACGCGCTCGAAGCTCTGCGCGCCCACGCTGAAAAAACAGCAAAGGCTGACTAAATGGTACTCACCGTCGAGGACGGCACCGGCCTCAGCGGTGCAAATGGCTTTCTCTCGGTCGCGGAGTACAAAGCGCACTCCGATGATCGAGGGGTGGCCTACAGTCAGTATGCGGACAGCCTGATCGAGCAGGCGATTGTCCGGTCCACGGATCACCTCTCAGTCAGGTGGCCGTGGGCTGGCTACAAGCTCAAGGAGCGCGGCAGTCCAGCTGGCGAGCAAGCGCTCGCTTTTCCGCGCTCCAACCTCACCGACGAAAAAGGATATTCCGTCGCGAACAACATCGTGCCGCGTGAGATCAAGAAGGCCACGGCCGAGATCGTTCACCTCGAGCTGGCAACGCCCGGATCGATGTCGCCGGTCTATATCCCGAGCGAGCGCGTCAAGTCCGAGAAGGTGGGGCCAATCTCGACCGAGTTCGACCTATCCCGAACCGATGCGGCCAGCGTCATCCCAATTCTGACGGTCGTGCAGGATCTGGTCGCGCCATTTCTTAAACGCGGCGCCGGCAACCGGCTATCTGGAGGGACATTGAGAGGATGAGCATCACTGAGTTCCCCAAGCCTGAAAAAGTGATCTGGGTCTGCACTTGCGGGTGCGCCACATTCGAGCTTCTGGCTGACGGCGGGGCCACTTGCGCGGCCTGTGATGACGGTTGGCATCCTTCAAATGGCGCTTGGTACGTCAAGCCCGATGAAGCCCCGGAAGCCGTGACCGACACGCCTCCTGTGCGCGAGATCTATGGCAATAACGATGAGGACTTCATGCGAAAGCGCATGACACAGATGATCGCCACGGCGCCTTTGGCCTTGGTCGTTCTGCCGAAGGGCGACGACAAAACGATGACATGGACAAGCGCGACGACGCGGGCGGATTTCGAGTTGATGGAGGAATGGCTGGAGCACATCAAAGATACGATCGCTGCTGGCCTCGCTCGGTGCTGACCGTTTCATGGCCGACAGTCGCCTGCGTCTATCGGTCGGGTGGCACCTACACCCAATCATGGGTGATCAGGCTGGCCGAAGCTGTCGAGCGCAATATGTCGGCCCACCGTTTCGTCTGCCTGACAGATCTCAACCTGTCGCTCGAGCAATGGAATATCGAGACGGTTCCACTCACTGAAAACTGGCCGGGATGGTGGAGCAAGATCGAGCTTTTCCGTCCCGGCCTTTTTGCTGGGCCCGTCCTCTACATCGATCTGGATAGCCTGATCACTGGGGATCTCGATCGCCTGCTGGACACGTCTGGATCTCTGCGCATGGTCGGTGATTTCCTGACGTCGGGAAGCCATAATTCGAGCGTGATGGCTTGGACCGGCGACATGCGCGAGATCTACGACCGCTTTCGCGCAGATCCGGTCGGCTTCCGAACGCAATACGATCGACGCACCGACGGCCGCATTGGCGATCAGGCGTTTATCGAGGACGTGGCCGCTGACGCCGGCTATGGGCCCACAGCTTTCAAAGCCGGTGTCGTTGCCAGCTACAAGCTACACGCGCAGCTGGATCCCCCTGCCGGGTCCAGCATCGTGACGTTTCACGGCAGACCGAAAATGAACGAAATCAAATCAGGATGGGTGGCAGACGCATGGTCAAGGTAAGCGACGCAGTCAAACAGCGCGGCAAGGCGATTATCGATCGCACGCCAATGAACGGCATTGTGATCGAGGTCGGTGCGCTGAGAGGGCATCTTGCATGGTGGGTCTACCAGTCCCGGCCCGACATCCAGTGGATTATGATCGACAACTGGCTGCCGATTGAGTTCCAGCCTAAAGCCTACCGGGACACGCGGGATGACCATGCGCTGCACTCACAGGAGCAGGCCACCAAGAATATGGTTGCAGCTTGCAGGGTGGCGTCTGAGATCGGCGCGCAAGTGATCGAGGCGGATAGCGTCTACACCGCCTCGTCTATGCTGACCGGCAGTGCGGATCTCGTGTTCATCGACGCCGACCACTCCTATGAGGGGTGCAGCGCTGACATCGCCGCGTGGCACCGGATCGTGAAACCGGGCGGCTGGCTCGGCGGGCATGATTACGGCAATCCAGACGATCGGTTTGGCGGGGTTGATCGGGCCGTCAATGAGGCGTTCTCGCGCGTCCTTACTGCCGAAAACTATACATGGTGGGTTCAGAAGTGACGATCACGCCCCTGCCGAAGGTCACGTCACCGGACGACATCGAGCCGACGATCGAAACCCCTCATTGGGTGATGACCAAGGCCCACACGCTGATCCACCTTGCCACGATCAACAACTGGCGATCGGGGGTTGAGCTGGGCACCTGCGAAGGCAAGACGGCCGCAGCGATCCTGTCGCGCTGTCTCTGGATGAAACTGGTGGTGGTGGATCTCTGGGAAGCGCAGCCGCAAATCGCCGGGCCGGAAAACTGGACCGGTTGGCCGCATCGTATTCTGGAGCAGGCGGCGCGGAATCGTCTCGCCGTGTTCCGGCCCCGGATCCGCATCTTCAAAGGCTACTCAGTGGCCGCAGCGGATCGGGTCGAGGATGGATCGCTCGACTTCGTCTTTATCGACGCGGATCTGTCTGAGCTGGGCGTCCGGTCCGACATCATGGCTTGGACGCGGAAGCTGAAAAAGGGTGGCTCGATTACTGGCGCTGGCATCAACTGGCCGTCAGTGCGCCGGGCCGCCGACGATCTCTGCCCCGGCTACTGGATCGGCCCGGGCAACACTTGGGGTATCGAAATTTGAAAACGTGTCTCGTACTGGGAGGCGCTGAAAGCCTCTGGAGTGATCTAAGCCGCTTCTTGGGGGTGGATGGTAGCGACGGAGCCGGTTCGGCGCCCTGTGCCGCTGGTAGCCGCTGGGACGGCGTTGTGGCCTGTAATGAAGCTGGGGCCAAATGGGCCGGGCCGCTGGACGCATGGATCAGCCTGCATCCCCGGTTTTTCCTCAGCAAGGGCTGGGTTGCCGACCGGGCCAAGCAAGGTCATCCCGAGCCTGCCGCCTTTTACGCGCAGCCCGGAGCGCGACCGCACATTCCTGACCACTTCATCAGGACGTCTGATCTGTTTCCCGGTCAGGCGAAAAGTGGATCGTCCGGGCTGTATGCCGCCAAGGTGGCGCTGATCGATCTGGGCTTTGACCGGGTCGTGTTCTGCGGAGTGCCGATGACCGTCACGCCGCATTTCTGGGATCAAACCCGCAAAGACTGGGGATCCGCTGAGGACTTCCGCGAGCAATGGCTGACTGTGCCGGAAGAATATCGAAACCGCATGCGCTCGATGTCGGGCTGGACCCGCGTGCTGCTTGGAGCGCCTGAACCAATGGAGGAAACCACATGATCAGAATCGTACCGCCCAAGCCGGATGAGAACGGCCGACTGCAGCTCGGGATGGGCACCACAGTTTTCGATGAGGCTGGCATCGAGATCGAGGAAATAATCGACCTCACTATTCGCATCGCGATTGATGAAGTCGTCACTGCAAAAGTAACCGTCGGCGCGCAGATGTCTGAGGTCTGGGCCCGCCCCTTCATGTCCGAAGCCAGCTTCTTGGATGCAGCTGAGGTCTACGGATACACCGTCAAGAAAAAGGACTGAACCAATGTATGAGCTGAAAAACAACACCAAGCGCGAGATCACGTCATCGACCGGCCACGTCATCCCGGCCAATGGGATCCTGACTGTCAGCAAGGACACGCTAAGCCAGCTGCAGGGCGAGCCGTATATCGCCGGGCAGCTGCTGCGCGCCAATCTGACGGTCGAGGCACCTGCAACGGCCGAGCCGGAAGCGCTGATCACGCGCAGCGACATCGCCAAGGCCCGCAAGTCTGAATTGATTGAAATGCTCTGGGCGCACGGCGTCGATCAGGACGGCCTGAACGACAAGACGGCTGATGATCTGCGCGAGAAGCTGGCCGCTATCATGTTCGTTGACGCCTAATGGCGGGCTTCAACTACGCCAGATCTCGGGCAACTGCAGAAAGGCTGATCAAGCGTTTTGGTCAGCCTTGTGCGTTGCGCCGGATCGTTAAGGCCGGAAACGAGTGGGCGCCGGTCAGCCTGCCAGAGCACAAGGACATCATCGCCGTCGATCTCAATGAGCGGCTGCGGGATGCCAATGGCACGCTGGTTGGCACGACGCAGCGCAAACTGCTTGTCTCGACCGCAACCGGCATTACCCCGACCAAGGGCGACCGGGTGTCAGTCGGGATCACGGCGGCAGTGGCGACTGACGATAGCGAGTGGCACGAGATCTCTGAGGTTCGCCCTCTGGCGCCGGGTGGTTTGACGCTGCTCTGGGAAGTGGATCTCAATTCTTGAGGACGATTATTGACGACTACCCGGAAGAAAGCGCGCGCGCCTGCCAGACCGCATTTCATCTCGGAGCTTTTCACATGATGGTCAGGATCTCGGCGTGGGTGATCTGGGCCAATAACTTGAAACGGTAGACCAATGGCAAAACGTGAAACCCTGAACGACATTGCAGACCGTCTTGAGCCGGGTGTGCGCCGGGCTTTCCTTGAGAGCATCGCCACGGTCAAAAGCGACGTGCAGCTCAATCTCTTGGTGCAGGCGATCGAGAGCGGCAACACGGAGCGCGTCATGGCCCTGCTCAATCTCGAGCGCGCTTATTTCTCGGCTTTGGATCGCGGCTTGACGGCCGCCTACCAAGAAGCCGGCGACATCGTCATGGCAACATGGATGGCGCAGGCGGGCGCGGCGGGCGCTCAGGTCACGGCAATGTTCGATGCGGCCAACCCCCGCGCTGAGCAATGGCTGCGCACGCAGTCGTCCAAGCTGATCACCGGGCCGAAAGGTGTGATCGAGGAGATCCGCGAGAACGTCGCCGCCGAGTTGACGCGCGGCTTTGCGGAAGGCACGTCACCGAGAACCGCAGCGCTCAATCTGGTGGGCCGTATCAATCGGGCAACCGGCAAGCGCGAGGGCGGAATGATCGGCCTGCATCGCGGCCAGATCACCGACCGCAAAAATGCGATGGCCGAGCTGGGCGCAGATCCGACAACCGCAGAGGGTCGGGCGCTGATGCGCAACTACCTCAATCGTGAAAGCCGGAATAAGACTTTCGATCGCACGATCCAGCGCGCGATGCGGGACGGCAAACGGATCCCGACGGATAAAGCGGGCAAGATCCTGACCGGGATGGAAAACAAAATGCTGCGTATGCGCGGCGAGATGATTGCCCGGACCGAGCTTCTGGGCAGCGTGCACGCGGCGCAGGATGAGGGGATGGCTCAGCTGCTCGATGGTGGCAAGCTGTCGACCAATAACGTGAGCGAGAGCTGGGACGCTTCAAACGATAAATTCACCCGCGACAGTCACGCGGCGATGGATGGTCAAGTGCGCCAGCGCGGCGATCCTTTCGTGACCGGCGACGGCTACCTGATGAATTATCCCGGCGATCGATCGCTGGGCGCACCGGCCAAGGAAATCATCAACTGCCGGTGCTTCAAACGGATCGACATCGACTGGATCGCGCAGGCCGCAGAGTTCGAGGAGGCCGCATGACCCGCTACTCAATGGCAGATCTGGACGCTTGGACGGGGAAAACCCGGCGGCGGCTGGATGCAATCGTCAAGCAAGCCACGAACGATCTGATGAATGGGATCGAGGTCGTGCCGGGTATCGCACGCGGCGGCAGTCCGAAACGGGGCGCGATCCCGAGAGATTTCGGCGCGCTGGCAGGCTCCCTGCAATCGACCCTCTACGGATCCACGCCGCTGAGCGGGACCGGGCGGGGCAGCTACACACTGGTCGTCGGCGCGATGAGAGGCGGCGATCTGGCGACATTTGGCTGGGGTGGTGGTAACGCGCCCTATGCCCGGCCAATTCATTACGGCTTCAACGGCTATCCCGGCACTTTCTGGCGCGATGTCGCGGCAGGCAAATGGCCGGGATATGTCAGCAAGGCCGTCACAAGAGCGAAAGCAATGATCCCATGAACCGCAAGGACATCTCGAACGCGCTCAAGGCCAAACTGGCAACGGGCAATCTGGCTTCTGAGGCTTGGCCGAATATCAATTTCGATACCTCGACCCTCCCGCGCCTTGAGGTCGTGTTCAGCTCGAGGATCAATGATGACGAGTCGCTGAACGGCGACATCGATCGCGAGGTCGGCACGATGAACATCGTCATCTGCACTGAAAAGGGACTGGGCGAGGATGCGGGGCTCGACATCTACGACGCCATTCGCCTCTTAATGCCCAAGACCCTGAGACTTGTTATCCTGTCTGGGGTAGTGACGATCACGCAGGCGCCAAGCGCTGACGTGGCGGCCTACCCAGACGATACAGCATACCGGCTACCAGTCGCGCTGAGATACGCGGCCACAGCCACCTGAATACCGCCTTACCCGGCGAGGCGGTTCCCCTATGCGGGTGAACGCCGGGATCATCCAGAGGCATAGGAGTTTCAAAATGTCTATTACTTACGTTGGCTCAACACTGAGCGCTTTCGCAGGCGCTCCTGCGACCGAGGATATGTCGGGCTACACAGCCCTTACGCTGGTCGAGGTCGGCAAGATCCTGACCATTGGCGAAATCGGCGACACGTCTGAGGATGTCAGCTTTGACCTTCTCAAGCCGGGCCGGAAATCTCACGTCAACGGCGTGAAGGATCTGGGCGAAATCGCTGTGACGGTCGAGGTCGATAACACGGATACGGGTCAGACCCTGATCCGCGACAATGCGAACAACAACACCACAATCAGCTTCGGCGTCACCGATGCAGACGGCGAAGATGTTTACTTTCAGGGCGTCATCGCGAATTACCGCGACAATGAGCGCACGCCCAATTCGTTCAAAGGTGCGTCTTTCACGATCCGCGGCCAGACCGGCACGGTTCGCGTCACCACCTAAGAGATCCGGCGCGCGGAGTTCCACCACTCTAAGCGCAGGGTGAGAGGGGGGGTGCCGGGGTTGGTTTCACCGGCATCCCTTTCTATGAAACCAGAAACCTTATGGAGTACGCCAAATGGATATGGCCCGAATTGATACCCGCAACGACGCCGAGCGCAGCGCGACGATGCACCTGACTGACCCCTACGATAACGAGGGGCTTTTCCTGAACGGCGAGAAGATCGAGATTGATTTTCTTGGCGTCGAAAGCCTGACCGGCCGCAAGGCTGGCACGCGCATGGTCAAGGCCATGAACCGCAAGGATGGCGAAAGCAGATCCTCAAAGGATATGAGCGCCGAGGAGATTCTTGAGCTGGCAACCAAGAACGAAGCCGTGCAGGCCGAGTTCTATGCGGATCTGGTGACGGGATGGCGCAACATCACCTATCTCGAGACGGACAAGTTGGACGACGAGGACGCCGAGCCGGAAGTTCTGGAGTTCTCGCGCAACAATGCGCTCAAGCTGTTCAAAAACCGCGCTTGGATAAGGGCGAAGGCTGACACTTTTTTGGGAAAGAAGTCGCACTGGAAGCGACCCGTAGCCGAGAGTTAATCGACGCCGCTTTTACGATCGGCTGGCTGTCCTCTCATGCGGAGATGGATACCGGCAAGGATGTGCAGCGCATGCCCTTCAATCGCGCTGTGCATCTGATCAAGCTGGGCAAAAAACCAGTATGGCCCGAGATCAAAGACGGTTTCGGGCTATACAAGGCGGCAAGGGATCTGGGCTTTCTGGCCCCAGCGGGAATGGGCGACATGGTCGCAATCCCGCTTTCCCAGATCCTCCCGGCAGTCGGTATGCCGGGCTCACCTATCGAAACTTGGCAAGAGGCGGCGCTGGTCGCGAAAATCTGCGCGGCCTTCAAAGCTGGGTTCGATGAGGGAAAACTGCCACTTTCAATACCACCTTGGGAAAGGGATTAAACGATGAGAGACGTTGCAGAGCTGGGACTTGAGGTCGACTCCAGACAGATCCGCCAAGCCAATCGCGAATTGGATGGTTTTTCGGGATCCGGCAAGAAAGCCGCAGGCGCGGCTGGCGTTGCAAAGAAAGCCTTTGGTGGCATGGCGCTGGCGGTTGGGGCCGCCGTCGGCGCTATGGCGTCTCTCGGGGCGGCGGTGAGCGTGATCCGTGAATTTGAAAGCTCGATGTCTCAGGTCGCGGCAATCACGCGCGCCACGGCCAGCGAGCTGGAGAGTATGCGCGACATCGCTAAGGAGCTTGGATCCACAACCGAGTTCAGCGCGGCGCAAGCGGCTGATGGTTTGAAATTCCTCGGCATGGCCGGTTTCACGGCGACCGAAAGCATCAAAGCCTTGCCAGCTGTTCTGGATCTTGCGACGGCCGCCGGCCTTGGCCTTGGTCAAGCGGCTGATACGGCGTCCAACATCATGTCCGGTTTTGGCATTGCAGCTGAAAATGCGTCCGTTGTCAGCGACGTGCTTGCTGCAGCTGCATCCCGCGCGAATACTGACGTGTCTCAGCTCGGATCTGCGATGTCGACCGTTGCCCCTATCGCGGCGGCCCTTGAGATCGATCTGGCAGATACGGCCGCAGCGATCGGCATCCTGTCCGATGCAGGTATCCAAGGCTCGCGTGCAGGCACGGCGCTGAGGGGCGTTATGGCCTCTTTGGCTGGCCCTACCACCCAAGCCCGCGATGTGCTCAAGAGCTACGGCCTGACGGCGGCTGACATCGATCCTCAGACGCATGGTCTGGCCGGGGCAATGCAGGCGCTCGGAGCGGCAGGCATCAACACGGCCGATGCGATGACGCTGTTTGGTCGAGAGGCGGCGTCTGGCGCACTTGTGCTGATCGATGCGGGCGATCGGGTCAGCGATTTCGGCGACGAATTGCGGGACACCAAAGGCGCGGCATCCGAGATGGCGGCAATCATGCGCGACAATCTCGCGGGTGATGCCTTGGCGGCAAAGTCTGCGCTCGAGGGGCTTGCGATCGCGCTGGGCGAAGCTGGTCTGACCTATATCATCCGGGGCGCTCTGGTGGTCGTAACGGGCTTTGCGCGTGAGTTGACCGCCCTAACGGCTGCGGTGTCCGAGTTCTTCACGAAGCATGATCCTATCGAAGCGGCTGTCATCGCAGCTGCTGACGCTATGAACCAAGAGGCGCGGCAGGCTTTGCAGCTATCGAACCGCCTGCTTGAGATGGGCAAGGTGTCCTATGACGTGCTCGGGTCGAAAATTGCGCTGATCGAAACCAGCCTGCGTGCGATCGATGTCGCCCGCCAAGAGGCTGTCGCTCAGTCGATGCTGTCGGAGAGGTATCTGCAAGCCGCGAATACCGCCGGGCAGGCGCGTGACGTGATCAGCACCTACCAGAACCTGATCAGTTCCGGCATGGGCATGTCTGACGAGGATCTGGCGAGCTATCAGGACTGGATCGGTAAACTGCAAACGGCGGTTGCTGTGCAGACTGAGATCGTGGAAGCGGCCGGGCTTGTCGGCCCTGAATACGATAAGGCTGTCGCTGAGCTGGATCTGCTCAAAGCCTATCTCAGGGATGCTTCTGGCGAAACGGTCCTGCTTGGCGAGAATACCGAGGACGTCGTGGATTCGATGAACCGCGTCGGCGAGTCTGCCTTTTCCGCAGGCACGGCCGCCGGTCGTCTTGCCAGCCAGCTATCAGCGGCGGCCAGCGCGGCCATGCAGGTTGCGAATAACCTCGCGGCGGCCCCTGCCGGGATCCAAGGGTTCCAGAACCGTGCGGCCCAGCTGACCGCTCAGATCAACGCGATCGACTCTGGCTATGGGGTGATCACGGCGGGCGCTGAGGGCTATCGCAAAGAGCTTGAACAGCAATACGGCTTGGCAGATGCGGCGAACGTCGCCGAGGACGTCTATATTTCTGGCCTGATCAATCGTCAGGTCGAGGAATACACCAACGTCCAGAACCTCAACAAAGCCTATTCGGACAAGGTTTCCGCGCTCAATGCAGTGGGTACAGCTGCGGGCGGCGGCAGCAAGACGGGTGGCGCGGCCGGTGGGCTGAGCAAGGCGGCTAAGTCGGCCAAGGATCTGGCTGATGAGCTTGAGCGCATGGAGCTCGATGCTGACCCGGTGAAGAAATATAACTCTGAGCTGGCAACGCTGAACGGTCTTTTGGATGCGGGTCTGTCGGATGGCGCCTACAACAAGCAACTCGACAAGCTCAATGACGGCCTCGCGGATCAACTGCCTCTGGTCAATGACGTCGCTGACGCTTGGGGCGAGTGGATGGCGAGTGGCTTCAAAGATTTCGACAAGTTCACCGACAGCATCCTTAGCAGCTTCAAAAACCTGCTGGTTCAGATGATCTCGACGGCCGCGCGCAACAAGATCCTGATCGGTCTTGGCGTCGGCTCTAGCGGGATTGGCGGTGCGGCGGCGGCGGCAACCGGCGGCAGTGGTGGGCTTCTCAGCACGCTGACCGGCGGCGGTAGTGGTGGCGGCGGCCTACTGAGCAGCATCAGCGGGCTTGGCGGTGCTTTCGCGTCTGGTTTCAGCAATACGATTGCGGCGACCTTCGGCGCGGGCGGCGGTTTGATGTCGGGTATCGCCTCCGCCGGTGCGCAGGTTGGCACGGCGCTGGCCGGTGGCAGCGTGGCATCGATCGGGGCAGCGGTTGGCGCAGTCGCGCCTTATGCAATCGCAGCCTATGCCGCGTTCAAATTCCTGAAAGGGGCCACGAAGCGCGAATATGCCTCAAGCGGATATGGCGGCACCTTGGGTGGCGGCGGGATCCAGACCGAGTATCAGCTGCGCCACTACAAGGGCGGCTATCTGAGCAGCGGTAAAACGGGCCGGTTCGATTGGCTGCCGCCGGAAATGAGTTCCGGCTTGCAAAGCGCTGTGGCCTCAATCCGAAGCAACACGCTCGAGATGGCCGATAGCCTTGGTCTTGCGACCAACAATATCGACAATTTCGCAGCGGTGGCCTTTGGCTACGGCCATGCGAAAGATGCGTTTGATCAGGCGGCACTTGATGCGGAGTTTCAGCGCGCCCTGAGTGCAGTCGCTGATGGTATGGCCGGTGCGCTATTTAACTCGGCGCCCTTCGCCAAGGAAGGTGAAACTGCTGCCCTGACATTGCAGCGGCTTGCCACCAGCCTGAACGGGGTCAATACGATCTTCGCAACGCTGGACCGTACCCTGATGGATGTCTCATTGACCGGCGCAGCAACGGCGTCGCAGCTGGTCGACGCCTTCGGCACGCTTGAGGCGATGGTGGAGATCTCGAGCGGCTACTATCAGAATTTCTACAGCGAAGCCGAGCGCGTAGCGCATGTAACCAGAGATCTCACCAGTTCCTTTGCGGATCTGGGCTTTGCGCTTCCCACCAGCCGCGATGCCTTCCGCGCGCTGGTCGAGAGTATCGACATCACGACTGAGGCGGGCGCGACCCTCTACGCCAGCGTCCTCAGCTTGTCGGGCGGTTTGTCCACAATTCTACCTGCCTTCGATGCGGTAACGGATGCCACCCGCCAGCTGGTCAAGGATCTGCTGAATGATGCGCAGCTCGCGGCGTCCAGCTACGCGCAGAAAGCGGCGCGCGGTGGGATGAATGTCGAGGATGCGATCGAGGCGGCGAAAAAGGGCGACATCAATGCCGTCCGGGAGTATCTGCGCGTGGCTCAGGAGGGATCCGGCAGTCATCTGGAATATCGTGGCATTGCGTCCAAGGTGTTGTCGCAGCTGGGCGTCGGCGGTGGTGCGTCCCTCGGGTCCACTGAGGATCTTGGGGCCGCAGCGGTTAGCGCTCAGGTCAGGGATGCGCAGGCCGCCCGCAATGATATGCTCGAGAAAGGGCTGGTCGCGCTGCAGGCGGAAATGGCCGGTCTGCGCCAAGAGAACCGCGATCTTCTCTTGCGCGCTGATCGGTTCCAAAAAGAGCAAGCCAATACACTGGCAAGATGGGAAGCTGTCGGTATGCCGAAGGAAAGGGCGTAATCCATGAAGGTCATTAAACCACTCCCAGTCACTGACACGGTGCTGATTACCAGCAACGTGCCAGAGGATGACGCAGCCACTTGGCTGATCGGGACAACCTATGCTGTCGATGATGACGTGATGCTGGATCATCGCGTTTACCGTTCCGTCATCGACAGCAATACTGGGAACGACCCCCGAACCGACGACGGGACCAACTGGCTCGACATGGGGTTTAATAATCGCTGGCGGTCTTTCGACACCAAGATCCACCAGCTGACATCCCAGCTCGACACAATCACCTATGAGCTGGTTTTCGATAAGCCGGTATCAGGTATCGCGCTTTTGAATGTCGGCGCGGCGATTGTGGATGTGACGATCACGGATAGCAGCGCGAACGTCATCTATACGCGAACGATCAACCGTTTTACCAATTCGGCTATCGTGGATTACTGGACGTTCTTCACGACCGATATTTCACTGGAGGACGTCGGCGATACTATCTTCGATGACGTGCTGGGCTACCCCGGCAACACCGTCACAATCACCTTATCGGCGGTCAACGCGAGCAGCATCGTCAGTATCGGCCAGATCCTCCTTGGGCCGACCTATGTTCTCGGCGAGACGTTGACCAATACAACGATCGGTATTCGGGACTTCTCGACCAAAGAACGGGATGCTTTCGGCAATGCGATAATTGTCGAACGGGCTTTTGCCGACACGACCACCTTTCAATTCTACCTGAGAACGGAGGACGGGCGCCGGGTGCGCAATATCCTCAGCAGCCTGCGCGCCTACCCGTCGCTCTATTTTATCTCGGCTGATGCAGTTGGTTACGGGGCGCAAACCTACGGCTTCTTTCAAGACTTCGACATTCCGCTGTCTGCCAGCGGTGCCTCATTCGCAAATCTAAAAGTAGAAGGACTCGCCTGATGACAATTCCAATTACAGGTCAGCCGCCGGTTCCGGGTCTGGATGATCCGGCGACATTCAACACGAAGGCGCTGAACCTCCTCGCGTGGATTACCGGCTCGATGCTGGATCAGTTCAATGCCGTTGATCCTAACGACTTCTTTGCACTCGCAACGCAGCTCCAAGCTGAGGCTGGGACCGACAATACGAAGATTATGACGGCACTTCGGACAGCAGAAGCGATCGCCGCACTGGCTGCTTCTACTGCGCAAGGTGTGCAGCCGGGTACGTTGATCCCATACGGAGGGCTCACGCCACCACCAGAAACGATAAAATGCAACTTCGCCGCTGTTTCTAGGACAACCTACGCTGATCTGTTTACTGCGATTGGAACTTCATTCGGCGCGGGCAACGGCTCAACGACCTTTAACGTGCCAGAGGGTCGCGCGGTTGTGCTGCGGGGTCTTGATGATGGACGTGGCGTTGATACGGGCCGGGTCATCGGTACGGAGCAGGCCGACCGCGTCGGCGCCCACCAAGAGACGGCCTACACCGTTTTTAACGCTGGCACCTCCACAGGCGCCGGATTTGTTTACTCATCCACAGGCCAGAACTTAGGAACCCGAAACCTCGACGCCTACGGGACTGGCGAAACGCGCGTGCGGAACCTCGCGGTTCTCTGGTGCATCAAGTATTAAGGGCAGGGCAATGAAAGTTTATCAAACCGACTTCGATGGATTCTACATCGGCGAGACAACGGCACAGGAAAGCCCGCTAGAGCCGGGCGTGTTCCTCATTCCGGGCGGGGCTTATAAAGCCAAGCCACCCAGCTTGAGCAATGGCGAAACTGCTCAGATAGTGGATGGGGCATGGGTTGTCATTCCTGCGCCACCCGCCCCCGAGGTGGTGCCGGAACCCACTGCAGCCGAATTACTGGCCGCCGAGCGCGCTGCTAAGTCCATGTCGAAAG